TCTCAAGCGCATACTCGAGGGTGGCAAACTTGTCCTACGAAAAGTCTTTGATGAGATCAAGACGGAGAAGCCTCTTGCGTATCGTATCAACGAAAACACGATTTTGTTAAGGGTGGTGACATGACAAAACTATTAGTATGGGGAACGTTTATTTTTATGGTTGGCATCTTTGTTAGCTATAATGATAATTTCGTAAAAAAGTGTAATGATGCTGGTGGTATGTCAGCACTGACTCTTAGTAGTGCAGTTTGTTTGCACCCATCAGCAGTTATGAGGCTAGATAAGTAGCATGAATGAATTGAAGGATCAAAATGCGATTGACGTTAACATGCTAATTAAGTATGTTATGTGGTCTAGAGATAAGGTTGCTGGTGGTGTTAGTAAAGAAAATGCAATCCAGTCTTTGTCTAGACTAATAGACTATGATATTAACCTGATGAAATCTATATCTGGAGTTGACAATGAGCAGAACTAAAGAAAGTTTGATTGCTATTTTTTTCTTTGCGCTAGGGTTTATGGTTGTCCATAATATGGCCAAGGCGGAAGATTTAAAATGCTATCCTAATGCAGAGATGATGAAGATGATCGACGAGAAGGCGTTGGTTACTCTTTATAATGGCGAAAAGAATGGTAAGATTAACGAAGCAATGATGTCTAAGGATCGTCATCTGTATATCGTTGAATATGATAAGGCTTCGGATGGCAATGCGCTGAAGGCAAAGCAATATTGCGTTACCGGTATTCTAAACGATGTAACATTTAATGACTCAGCTATTGAGTTTCTCTCGAATCTACTTGAAAAGTATAAAGGACAAAAGACATGAGTATTCTAGGACCAGATGGCGCTGTCGCCGCTAGTGGACTTCCAGTGGGAGGATTAAATAAAAAGAATCCAATCGTTGATTTGCGAATGGTTGTATTTCAGAAGATGATGGTTCACCCACAGACCAAGGAAATGGTAATGGTTCCTATGCAGGATATCCAGTATCAGCGTCAAGGTTCTGATGAGTGGTTTTCAATAAACGGTGTTCAGTTGGAAAATCATGAACCTAATATAGAAGGTGGTGTAGGAGAGTAACGTGTCAGATAGATGGTCAGTTATCGGTCAAGTTTATAACGAAGAAACCGATCAATTATCTCAGTATATTATACAGAAAACAGGTATTGAACCGAAATACTTTGCTATGTATTCTACCATGGCCGCATTCATCAGGCATGCTGGTATCGACGAAGCTCGTCCAGTAGCCTTTCGAAATGGTCATTATATCGGGACTCTAGATGATATAAAAAGGATCTTAGGATGAAGAAAGTATATCTATCAATTGCATTGGTGTTTCTTAGTTTGGGCGTCACTGGTTGTAATGAGTTGGCGACCATCGGTAAGTGCATTGTACGGGACAGTTCTAATAGACCGTGCCACTAAAGAACCACCTGTTCCTTTAATAGAGGAATTTGAAAACGAGATACAAACTCAATGAAAGTTAAAAGTATTATGATTGTGGGCGGCGGATCATCTGGTTGGATGACTGCTGCCCTTTTGTCTAAAAATGTACCTAATGTTAACATTACTCTGATAGAGTCCACAAACGTTCCAATTATTGGCGTTGGAGAATCAAGTTTAGTAAACATCAATAGGTTTATGAAACCATTTGGTATCCCAGAACAAATTTGGATGCCAAAGTGTGACGCTGTTTATAAAACAACCATTAGGCTAACAGACTTTTATCAGAAGGGTAAAAGTTTTTATGATTTGACTAAGGGGATTACGCCTCCAGTCCCTATGAGAGATATTAAATTATTCTATAACCTTTGTCATCAATATCCAGATTTATTCCAGCCTTTTGATTTTCCTGAATTTTTTGATGACAACTATCATATGGTTCTTCAAAACAAATATACTGACAAACCAGGACCAATGAAATGGAATCCTAATATAGAAAAAGCGTATCATTTCGACGCTTATAAATTTGGATTGATGTTAAAAGACCTTGTCGCTATTCCGAACGGTGTTAAACATATCATCGATGACATTTATGCTATTCGGACTGATGACAATGGTATCACATGTTTAGAGACTAATGAGAATGGACCACTAACTGCAGATCTTTATATTGACTGTTCTGGGTTTAGATCTATTCTATTAGAACAAGGGTTGAAAATAGGATTAATAGATTTTTCAGAAGTTCTTGTAAACGATAGAGCGATTGCGACCAATATTCCTTACGAATGTAAAAAAGAAGAAATGGTTAGTTTCACAGATTGTGTAGCGTTAGATAGTGGATGGGAGTGGAATATTCCAATTTGGGATAGAATTGGTTCTGGCTATGTTTATAGCAGTAATCATACCAACGAAGAATCGGCTAAAGAGGAACTACGTGAAAGTATAAGAAAAAGATATGGTTCAAGGGCGGACGGTTTAGAATTTCGTTCTATGAAATTCACTCCAGGAGTTAGAAAGGCTCCTTGGTATAAAAATGTTATTGCAGTTGGGCTTTCTTGTGCGTTCATTGGACCTCTGAGATCTACAGGGTTATTTTTGACTCAATCTATGATTGAGAATATTGCTCGTATCCTCCTTAATACGGATTGTCATGTAAAAAACTTTGATAGAGAATATTATAACCATTACGTAATTAAAGAAGCCTCAGAAGCCAAAGATTGGGTAACAGCGCAATATTTTCTCTCTCAAAGAGAAGATTCTCCTTATTGGAAGCATAGAACCAATGCTATGAATCATAACCATGAAGGGGATTATTTTAGTAAATTGTTTAGAGATCTTTATGATCAAAACCAATCAACTGATCCAGAAAAATTGAAAATGAAAGAAGGCAACTTTAGTTATCATAGAGTTCTGGCGGCAGGTAATTACAGTTTTGTTACTAAGATGGATCATAATATCGATATGAAACGAAACCCAAAATTAGCTAATGAGTTACATGATATCAAATATAGTTGGCTTAATCATCAAGCAGCGTTGAAACAATACATTAAAACTCTTCCCAATCACTACGAATACCTTAGAGATAACATTTATAAATAAAGTTTGCCGAGGTCGTTGAGAGACGAAACATAGGTTTCTTGGACGTGGGGGCAGTTCCCACCGCCTCCACCATAGATACATCAGCCACCGAGGTCGTTTGTGTGGTCTTATATCGTGCTAGCCGATGGGATATGATAATCGGTGTATCTTTGATGGGGGCGATTCAGGTTCGACAGGATTCAGTAAGGTCGTAAGGAGACCAAAGGCGAAACGTAGATGCAAACGATAATGATGCATCATTTGGAGCTTATGCACTAGCTGCATGATCCATTGGGGTTCGCAAGTTGTCCCTAGAAACAGAAACAACTTGCCTTTTCAATTCTGCTAGGTTATAATACTAATAATGGTTCCGTAGCTCAGCTGGATAGAGCAGGGGATTTCTACTCCCAAGGTCGAGGGTTCGAATCCTTCCGGGACCGCCATTCTAACTGGAGTATATTATGGCACGTCATTATGGTCATGAAGATTATGGTATTGGCTATTATCTTACGCTAATCGCAATCTGGCTCGTTTTTGCCGTAGGTTGGGTGATGAACATTATCTCAATCTGGAACACAATGGATAATCCAATTACAGCTAAGTTCATTCTTCGCTGTATTGGTGTTTTCGTTGGCCCTATTGGCGCTATTCTTGGGTATCTTTCATGATAAACGATAGAGTTGCTAACATAGCAGGAGTTATACTTATGGTTGTTGGAGTTTTATTGGTTCTTGTATCTATGTTCTTCTCTACTCCAGTAAAAGCAGATTACGATATTATTGTTTCGAAACGTCATCAGACTATGACAGTTCTTCAAGATGGAGAGTTAATTGACCAATGGCCTGTCTCTACTGCCCGTAAAGGGTATTATACTCCTACGGGATCGTTTCATCCATATTCTTACCAGCTTATGCACTACAGTAAGAAATACGATAACGCTCCTATGCCAAATTCTATTTTCTTTTCTGGAGGATATGCTATCCATGCTACTCCTCATGTTGGTGCTCTTGGGCGTCCTGCTTCTCACGGCTGCGTTCGTCTATCTCCCACTAATTCTGCTACTCTCTATAAAATGACCAAAGGTGAATATACGACGATCACAATTAAGGACTAACTCTATGGACACAATCAAAGAGAATTATTCGTATTCACATGCCAGCACTATACTCTGGTCTCTGCAGCAGGAACTGAATAGACATAAGGCTCGAAGATTTAATGATAACCATGTAGAAGAGTACCTTACTCGTCGGATCGCCGAACTGAAGGAACACGAAAAACAATGCTTAAAAATTCAGGCTTCGTAGAGGAAGTAGAAAAGCTCTGTCGAGAAAAGAACATCGAATATATCGACGCCGTGGTTTTCTGGTGCGAAAAGAACAATCTGGAGATCGAGACGGCTGCATACTGGATTAAAAAGGATCCAGCTATGAGAGCTAAAATCCAGGCAGAAGCCGAGAATTTGAATATTCTTAAGCGTGGAGCACGCCTTCCGATATAAATACAGGGTTAAACCATTGTTGGAGGCTAATATGCACATTAAAACAATTGGTAAACCCTCGCATATATCTCTGCCTATGGTGAAAAAAGCGGCGAATTTCTACGGAAAATATCTTATTGGAGGGGGTAAACTTTTTAATAATATAAAGTTGACACTTCAGTTCGAAAAAATGGATTCAGCCGAGGGCGATTACGCCTATTGCGACTGGACTGATGACCATCATCATACCAGAGAATTCGTAATAGGTATTGACAGAGCTCTTAATAAAAAAGAGACTTTGCTCGCCCTAGCCCATGAAATGGTCCACCTCAAGCAATACGCCAAAGGTGAAATGAAAGACATTTGGCGACCAACCAGAATGGTCAAGTGGCAAGGCGAGAGATATCTTCACGAACAAATGGATTATTGGGAACAGCCTTGGGAGATCGAGGCTTATGGACGTGAAAAAGGACTTTATTTCAAGTTCTTAAATTATTTAAGAGATGGTGAGCCAGAGTTAAAATGTCAGCCTTCGAAGCGTATCAAAATTATGTCGCCCTCAAAAACCACTTTACCAAAAGCGACTACGACTACATTAAATACAACGGCAAAACCGGATTAAAACCAGCTTCATTTGCCAAACGTAAAGATAAGGTGTTTTTTGAAAAACTTGCTAAGAATGAAAATGTATGCGAGTTTCTTGTTGCTAATTTTAGTGTTAATCCAAAATTATGGATACGTGATCTCGCTTATTCCGAAGTAGCCCAAGAAACGTATCTTCAATGGAAGAAGCGTAATCAGTCTCTATCGTATGTTTTCAAACAAGAGACTAACAAACATCTCTGCAAGCCTTTCAATTACAATTTTGTATGTAAGCCAAACGAACATCCAATTCTATTGAAGCTGTATCTTAGAAATGCATTGTGTTTAGAAACATTTTGTATATTGTTGGAGTTAACAGAAGCCCTTCCATATTTCGATAAGAAAATGGAATACGATCTTATCTGGGACGAAATTTCTCTGAAGGTTAAAAAGTATACTCCTTTCATAAAATATGATAAAGACAAGTTCCGAAAAATCATCTTAGAATTTTACGACGAATAAATAATGTTTTATGATGTTTTTCTTGTGGGATACTTAAAACACATCTTATAGGAGAAAAAGATGACTAAAGAAGATCTAATCGACTCAATGGAATTGATTGTTAAAGCTAACAAACCCAAACTAGCGGCTGAATTGATTTGGGTTCTTTGGATGGATCACAATAATTACAGAATCATTAAAGATAAAGTAGTTCACGTAGATACAGACAAAGAAATTTCAGTTTAATATACAGGGACTTCGGTCCCTGTTTCTTTGGAATGTATAATGTTTTATAAAATCAATAAATTTAAAGAACACAAATTAGTTAAAGATAAAGTTCTTGATCTTATTAAGAGTAGTGTTGGTGAATCTAGTGGCGATATTACCAGAACAGATTGGTATGTAGGTAAAGGAATCCAGAAAGAATATTTTCGGTTTCTTTTGCCTTATATTGGCCCATATATCGAGGATGTCGTCAGAGAACTAGGGCATAAAGAGTGTCAAATAGAAACGTATTGGTTTCAACAATACGAACATAATAGCGAGCATCCTTGGCATACACATCCTCTTTGTGGATGGTCTAATGTATATTATTTGGAATTCCCAGAAGATGGTCCTCCCATCGAAATTAAAATGCCATTCAGCGACGAAATCATTATCCCGAAATTGGAAGAAGGTGATATACTTACCTTCCCATCGAATTTCTTTCATAGAAGTCCAATCAATAATTCTATGAAAAGAAAGACTGTAGTAACTTACGATTTGACAAACCTAAAATAGAACTTGACAAAAATAAGCTATTGCAGTAAACTAAATATATTGGGCGTTATACGTAGCCCATACAATTGTTATACATCGTAATACGGAGAAATATACATGGTAGATTTTAAGTCCCTCAAAGCCGCTTCAGGCAAGAAATCCCTCGAATCACTAACAGCCGAACTCAATAAGCTATCTGGCGGAGAAGGTAAGTCTTCAGACGATCGTTTCTGGTCGCCAACAGTCGATAAGGCTGGTAATGGTTATGCTGTTATTCGTTTCCTTCCTCCGCCAGAGAACGAAGATGTTCCGTTCGTTCGTATGTTTGACCATGGTTTCCAGGGTCCAGGTGGCTGGTATATCGAGAACTCACTAACAACTCTCGGTAAGAACGACCCAGTTTCAGAGTATAACTCAAAGCTGTGGAATTCTGGTATCGAAGCTAACAAGGAAATTGTTCGTAAGCAGAAGCGCCGTTTGCATTTTATCTCAAACATTTATGTTGTTAGCGATTCAGGTAATCCTGCAAACGAAGGTAAGGTTTTCCTATTCAAGTATGGTAAGAAGATCTTTGATCGTCTAAAGGAAGCAATGGAACCACAGTTTGCTGATGAAGAAGCAGTAAACCCATTCGATCTTTGGGCTGGCGCCAACTTCAAGCTAAAGATTCGTAATCTTGAAGGATATCGTAATTACGATAAGTCTGAGTTTGAAAAGGCAGCGCCACTACTTGATGACGACAAAGAACTCGAGAAGGTTTGGAAGTCAGAGCATTCCCTACAGGAATTCCTTGCTCCATCTAACTTCAAGACCTATGAAGAGCTATCTGCTCGTCTAGCAAAGGTTCTTGCAGAGGATTCTGCTCCAGCCAAGCGTGCTCGTGCAGAGGAAGAGGCTCCATGGCAGGAAGAGGAAGCTGCTCCAGTTGCCAAGGCAAAGACTGCTCCAAAGTTTGAATCTTCCGATGAAGATGATGACGAGTCGTTGGAATTCTTTAAGAATCTAGCAAAGTAAAGAAAGGGAGCTTCGGCTCCCTTTTTTCGTTAGAAGTGCATATTCTGTTTTATCTTTTTAGTCTCTTCCCAATTCCAACCACCAATTAATGCAGCCCAATCAGGCCATCCAGTGTCAGCAGCATTATTGTAATCGAAACTAGAAGGTGTACCACTAGAATTTTGGTTTGATATAATATCAGTAGTTTGTTTTTTGGTTTGTTCTGCGAACGCAACCATTTTTTGTTTTTGTTCGTAATCTTCTATTTCATCATTAATTCTTGATTGTTCAATAGTCTGAGATGGTGTTACTGCTGGGGTTGGTACCATACTGGCAGTAGGAGATGGCGCTGGCGGAACAGCTTGAGATTTTAAGTTCTCAATAAAACTTTGCATGTTTACTGGCGCACCCATCATTCCATGTGCAGGTATACCCATTTGTAAACTCTCAAGACTTGGACCAACAGGCGCTGAAGATTCTTCAGCCCCGATTCCTGTAACACCACCACCAAGTTTATTGATGTTTTCTTGAATAGCAGCGAGTCTCTGATCATACGATCCACCGCCCATTCCTGGAGTCACAGCAGATCCGCCACTATATGGAGTTGCACCAGAAGTTCCTTTTTCGGATTCTGGGCTTGTAGCAGAACCAAGATTAAGACCACTTAACCATCCTGCTCCACCCCATGTTGCTGGTTTTCCAAACCCAACATGAATCTTTGAAGCTCCCATATAACCTTCGCCAGCGCCAATACCAGTAGCACCAGCAGCTGCAGCGGCTTCAACGAATTTTCTTTTTACTTTTACATCTTCAGGATTATGATCCGTTAGGACTCTTCCGTTTTGCATAAGATCTAGATCAGCTGCACCAACGCCAATATCGTGTCTGGTAGAGCCTGTTCTTGGACCTTGTGGGTAGTTTGGTTGAGCTCCAGAAGTAATATCAACGGCAACACCAGCTTCAGACGCTGCTTTTTGCAACACACCCAATAACCTATCGTTAATTGGCATATTACGAGTGCCCGATTGCGATTGTGTTACTTTGCCTGCGTCTGCGGATCTTTCTTTAGTTTTACCAGAAATAATACCTTCATGACCGCTATGACCATTATGTTCTTTTGTGCTCTCGGCTTGTTCTGCAGAACCAGGAGTTATTGGTTCTGGTTTTGACGCTGGAGTTGCATCAGCTTTTGGTGTTGATCCAGATCCACCGCTTACTGGCGTTACATCGCCTTTTTGGTCCGATAAAGAAACAGCGTTTGCTATTCTTTTGGCTCTATGTTCGCCGCTTGATCTCTCATAAAATTCATCTACTGCGCTTGCGGCAGAAGATGCATCCGTTTTGGATTTTAATATATCACCAGCTTTACTCTCGCTGTTTTTAAGTTCCCAGTCGACGAATGCTAATTGTTCTTTGAAAGAAGATCCAGCTATAGGTTTACCCATTACTTGTTGGAATCTTGCTTGTCTGTCTGGATGCCATTGAGCTATACCAACAGCTTGTCCGCCGTCGCCTTTTCTTCTTCCACTTATTACATCAGATGAAAAATTGTCAGACTCTACTTGCAAGTTTCCAACTATACCAGCAGATTGTTCTTTTGACCAACCTTTTGATTGGAAGAAACTCATAGCTTCACTGGAACTACCGTTATGGTCCATTGGATTGGCTTTGCCGCCAAAAATATCAGTTCCAAAACTACCAGCCATTCCACCAGCGAGACCCAGCATGGCTGGAGCGGCAGAAGCAGCAGCCCCAAGAATTACGTTCTGAAGCCCTTTGAAACCAGAACCCAGTCTTTCTAATAGGCTTTTATTATTGTCACCAAGGTTATTATTCATAACCTTGATGTTGCTGTTCATTGTTCTTAATTCTGCATAAGTGTTCGAAAGGAGCCCAAGAGAATCCTGTAACAGACTATTTGTTGAGTCTACCTTTGCAGCAACTTTATTAGAAGATTGTTCTACAGATTCGGAAACTTCTGTTAAACCGTTATTTTGGACTTCGAAATGTTTTCCGATGTCTTTCAAAATAACAGAAAACATTTTTTGGTTATCGCTGGCAGTTTTTCTTATATTACCAACAACGCCGCCCATTTCGGACGAAATGTTTCTTGTTATTTCTTTAAGTTCTGGTGCTAATGCCATTTACTTGCTTCTCTGTTTAGCGTCCTCTAATTCCTTCAAATACTCCATCAACAATTCAACATAGATATCTCTCTCAAACGGAATTAAATTTTCTAATTCTGTAATAGAATATTTATGGTGCTGAGCTAACGAAAATATTGTTTTATAGTAATTCGCTAAAGAGTTATGACTCAGCGCCACGTAAAAAAATCGTTTAACGACGACAGAACGATTTCTCGATCGTGCTCCAACGAATTCTTATAATTGATTACATATTTCATCTTAGGAACATTAACTAGAAAGTCCTGGATTTTCTGGAATGTCTTGATATCCAAATTTTCTAGGAATTCTTCTAGGTCAGCCTTTTTATATTCTTTCGCTGCATAAACTTGATCTTCGTAGTAAATATTTTCGATACAACGAATGATTAATTGAAACAGATAATCTTTATCCAGACTCAAAAACTCTTTATCTTCGTAAAGGGCTGCTGATGGGTATTTCAGAGATATCCCAGATTTATTAGTGATCTTGATATTGTTATCCATTTTCTCTGGAAACTCTACCTTCACATCGTCTAGGTTGATTTCGAATTCATAAACCGTTTCATCTTCATTATCTTTGTATGATGCTTTGATTATGTTGTCAACCGAAACAGCTCTTAGCTTAAGAAAGATATACTCTAAATCAAACACAGCCAACTTGCTGATATCTAACTTTGGATCAAGCGAACAATTGTTAACGATTTGTTTGATGGCGGCTAAAACATCAACATCGCTGCCGCCTTCTTTTGCCATAAGCAACAGTTTTTCTTCTTTTACAAGAAATGGTCTAAACTTATAATTTTTCTTCAAAGAAGGTATTTCAATATTGTGAATAGGGTGGTCAAGTTTTGGCAAAGTTGACATATTATATCTCCATTATTTTAATTTACGCCAGGTCTAATCGTAGTTGTATTTCTGATCGATCTGAAAGGTCTTTGTGGTTGTGGTGCTGGTTGTGGTTGGACAGAACTTCCAACCAATGCATAGCTAGTATAAGAAATTGACAAATTCAATCTCATTAAACTACCATCGCCCCAGGAAAGAGGCATTTCTCTCATTGCTACAGGAAATGCTTCATAGAGGTTTATTTTCTGAATAGAATTACCAAAATGATCGTAGACTATAATTTGCATTACAGTTGAGTAATTATCTTTATACTCAGCTTGATAATTCGGAAAAGAATTACTTGTTGGTCCATTAGCGGATTCTAGACCGTTAAACCCAAATATTAGGTTCAACCAGTTATACCAATACTGCCATATTTCGCCATAATGATCCATCAATAACGTCATGTTTATGTCTTGAAATTGAGCGTTAATAGGCATATTTTGTACTGAGCCGATACCATATCTTTGTATTTGCGATGTCATTAAATTAATACCAGGAGCTCTGACCTGTTCAACTCTCAACTTTAAATTCTTGGCGATTCTTTGAATATCGCTATCAGTACCCTGATTGTTTAGAACTTTATTCTGAAGAATATTTGGAGTTTTGATTATTACATCAAAACTGTTGTTATCCAAATAACCGTAGGAATTAAGGTTTTCTTTGAAGCCTTGTATATTAAATGGCATTTCTGATCCTAATATGGAGGCGAACCTGCATATCGCCTATTTGGGTTAACATTCCATTTTTGTAGAGGCAATAATGCAGCCTTTTCCCAATCTTGCGGATCAACCTGATAAAAAGAACTTCTTACATGATTGAAGAGATATCTCTTTATGCAGTTCTCAACGCCTCTTAATTGGTTAGAATAGTATTTTAGTAAACTATACGTAAGAACCAATTTTTTATTTTGTATATATTTATCGTTATCATTAATATCGACTAATCCCTTCATCATATTAACTCTGGCCAAAGGAGGCAGATAATGAAGGTTGATTCCTAGAAAACCGTCATGATACATCTCAACAGGAAATACTAAAGGATGAGCGTCATAAAAAGGGAGAGTGTTTTTATATTTGGGATCATACAGAAATAACATCAGAGCGCCAATTTGAGGGCTGCTGCTTTTCTCGAATATCTTGTTAGGGTCTCTTTTACCCATATTCGATACAGTGTCTTGATACCACTGAGAAGAATCTTTGGACTTATTCGATAAGTCCATAGCGGTAGATCTCAGAAGTTTACTAAATCTGTTTGACATTAAAATTTGATTCCTAGTTCTTTTTCGGTCATAATAATAAACTCGTAACCCCTGTCTTTACAGTATTCACGAGCAGCTTTCCATTTAGCAGAGTTCACACCCCAACGCATTACCTCATTTATATATCGTTTTGTTTTGCGCCCTTCCATGAGCGGAGGTGGTCTGCACTGAGCAGCTGGTTTCACTTCAATCAAAACAGTTCTCGTTCCGCCGTTCGGTGTTTTTAACCTAGCGGTGAAATCAACATAATAACGATGAATTCTATTATCCAGAGGCGAACGATATGGGACTATCGTTTCTTCGCTTTGCCACCATATAACGTTGGGATCCTTATCCAACCGAGCCATGAGAACGGATTCCCATCTAGATCTATAGATTATGTTTGTTGGATCGCCCTTGTATTTGTTCGGGTTTCTTGGATTAAAATAACCTTTGTGAGTAGCCATTCTCAGATTTCTAATAAATAAAGATAAAACCTTATTTATTAAAAAGGGTAAAGATGGCCAACTTTAATTTTCCAACTCAACCTCAGAAACAAAATAATGGAGGTAATGTTTTTCCTTCAGATTTGCTTCAAGGCGATAGACAATATTACACTAGTATTTCGTTCTCTGATTATTCTGCCAATCCAGGAGCTCTTTTGGGGGGAGGTTCAGGATATAATTTCAGTTTTGGTGGTCAATTTAAACTACCTTTACCAAAAAGAATAGTTGATAACAATTCTCAAATATGGAGCGAATATGACGCTTCGACGATGGGTAGTTCTTTGCTTCAGATGGCTCAAATTGGCGGCGCTGCTGGTGGCGGAACATCTTATCTTAGTCCATTAGTGTTCATGACTTATAAAAGACCAACTTATAAAGAACACGAGTTACAATGGACTCTTTCTGCTTCGAATAAAACTGAATCGAATAATTTGAAGAAAATGATTAAAGAGTTTAAGGCTAGTGCAGCGCCAAAATTAGCTCTCATGGGAGCTGCCTATAAATATCCTAAAATTTGTCAAGTTACATTTAACCCAAAAGATTATTTGTTCGCACTTAAACCTTGCGCCGTAATCACAGTTTCAGCAGATTATACAGCCGCTGGCGGACCATCATTTTATAAAAGCGGTGCACCCACAGTAGTAGGTCTTACACTAAGGCTGAGAGAGATTCAGCTATGGACAGAAGATCAAATAAGAATGATGGATCCATAAATGCCAGAAAGATATTTCGAAAAATTTCCTGTAATAACTTACAGTAACAATCAAGTCGTTGATATCACCAAAAGAGTAACTCTATTGGATAGAGTATCTGAAAGCCCATACGTGTTTTATCCATACGATATTTCTAACGCTGAAAGGGCTGATCATTTCTCACATCGATATTATGAGGACAGTTATAAAAGCTGGATTCTCTACATTTCCAATAAAATAATTGACCCTTATTACGAATGGTATCTAGACAACCAACAATTTACAGATTTCATAACAAAGAAATATGGATCTATCCCAGACGCCCAACAAAAAATAAAATATTATAGAAATAATTGGGAGTCTGATAAAGGTAATAATATTGGTACAGCTGAATATAACTCACTAACTGTTGCGCAACAATATTACTGGGAACCAATTTACAAAAACGGCGTTGTATATTCTTATAAAAGAAAAGAGTCAAATTGGAATAAAGATACGAATAAGATAGTTAGATATTCCGTATCTGCTAATGCATACCAGTTAAGCGCATTTGTCAATAACGAAATTGTTGAAGTTGTTTTTGATAATTATAATACTGGTAACGGTCAATTTGTTATGTCGAACACAGTAAATGTATATGTCAATTCTTCGCTTTTGACTAACACTAACCTTAATTTCGTTTATTTGCAACACATGAGAGGGCAATACGAAACTAATAATACAGCTGGTATTGTGGTCACTGGTAATAGTTACATTTATGGAACAGAAAGCCAAATAAACGTAGCTATAACTATTGTTGAGAACGAATCAACAAATGATTCTGTGATAGTTGTAGCAAATAACATTGCAGCCGATGAAGAAAGATATTGGGAAAGCGTTTCATATTACGATTATGAAGAAGAAAAGAACGAATACAACAAAACCATCAGAGTGATGGAAAAGAATCTTTCAGAAGTCGCTGTTGACAATTTAATTAACTTGATGAAGGAACCTTTCTAATATGCCAGCTGGTGATATTAAAATATCTTCTCTAAAAATTGGAGATTTGGATTTAACAAATTTCAAACAAGCTAGTTATGTTGGTTTGAATATCTATGAAGACATTCTAAATCCATATGGTCCAGTTGCAGAAGTTAGAGTCCTAGATCATAGTGACGCTCTTGGTAAAAATAATATCCAAGGAGCGTATGATAAAGACATAGAGATAACATTGTCCGGAGCCGACAGTGGTTTCAGCGGCGGTCAAAAGAAATATAAGTTGAAAATGTATCAGAATAAAAATCTGAACGATCAGTCGATTCATAATATTTCCAACCTAAAACACAAACAATATGATATCCGTGCAGTATGTCCTGAGCTATTAAACGCTCAAGGTAATTATATGCAGAAAAGCTATAACGACACGACTGACAATATTGTAGAAGATGTTGTGAAAAAAGGTTTCAAGACCAAATTACAAATCGACAAAAAGAGTAAGACAGACGGTAAAAGAAGAGTTATTCTTAATAATAAACATCCTCTAGATGCATTAAAACACTTAAATCGTCTACACGTTTCCCAGGAAGATAAATCTTCTTGTTATGTTTTGTTTCAGGAAACAGGCGATCAGCAAAAGTATGTATTTTCTACTTTCGAAAAACTGTTCAAAGAACAACCAGTCGTTACATTAAAACAAACAACAACACTCGACGCTTCTAATGCAAGCGATCAAGATAGACAAAACTCTATAATGTGGTTCAAGGCTTCTGATTCGTTTTTTACCCCGACTCGAGTGTTAACTAAATCAGCGCAGAAAACGTTTAATTTGACAACACATAAAGTTTCTTCGCCAGATCCAGATCAGCCTCAACAGTTTAAACTTCCTGGACAGCCAGAATATACTGGTCAGGCTCAACACGCTGACGCTGTCCATCATTATACAACTTTTGACAAAGCGAACGACAAAGATAAACACAAAACAGCAGATGCCAGAGATAATAGAGCAAATTTTCTTTCTTATTTGATGCAAAATTCTGCAGAGCTGGAAACCTATTTCAACCCAAAGATTAAATTGGGTTCTATGATTAAACTTGATATTCCTGCGAGAACTGCTGATGGTTCAGGTAAAGAAAAACAATTCAACGGTCAGGTTTGTGTTGTTGCAATTAGAACAAAAATTAAACCGCTGGGACAAACCCCAAGAGCTACTATGATTCTTAGAGTTATTAAAGGTGGTGCATTTGATCAAAGTGGTGGAGGTCAACCGTGAAATTAAGAACAGGTTATGTAGTTGAATATAAGAAAGACCCAACAAAATCTGGTCGTGTAAAAATACGTTTACATGGTCATCAAGACGACACACAGAAAGTCAAGGACGAAGACCTTCCTTGGGCTATTCTTATGCAACCAGTAACTCATGCATCTACTCATAAAATTGGTCCAACACCGTTCGGGCTGAAGGTGGGTTCTAGAGTTATTGTTGGTTATATGGAACATGACACCGAAGAATTGTATCCAATCGTATTAGGTTCGATTGCACGTGGAGAATTGGACGACGCATAATGGCAAATAAGATTAAACAAAAAGACCAAAAGACTGGTGGTAAGATCGAACCTAAAAATGCAGGTCCAGATACTCCTGGTTTTTCTAGCACAGACGAAGAAAATTTCTTTGACAAAGATTTAACTATTTTCTTTAATCAATTTCTTGGTCAGGAAAAACCAAAAACCGAAGATCCAAAATATCCAGAGTCTCCAGGAGTTGAAAAAAACAAAGCCAAAAAGCTCGAAGATGTAAGAAAGAAAGTTGCACCGAGTGGTGACAAACCAACAACGGCTGCTGCTAAAAAGGGAACTAAAGATCTACCAAAAGCTGTTAAAGAAGTAGACCCTCAAGGTCAAGCACAGCAAATACCTCAATTATACCAAAACATGTCTATGATTATGGGCATTATGAGTATGGGCGCTGGTCTTGGTGGTGGTTCTGGTGGTGGTAATAGCGGTTTCACAGTCACAGGAACACCATCAGGAATGAGTATCGTTCTTACTGATGGTTTCGTTGGGGCGCTCGCTATTCTTATCAAGAAATTTGGATTCGAACGAGTAATTAAAATGTTCGTTCTTATTACTCTACCTAATGGCGGATTACAACAATTAGACAGCTGGTATCAACCAATCGTCATTAAAGCGATTTCTGCTCTGTTAAAAGTAGCAATTTATTATGGACCATTGAATATTCCAGTTTCTTCTTATGACGAAACGTATTATGGAGATATCGTTCCAACTAATCTAGTTACACTAGAAGAAGTTCCAGACTTTTACCAGAAACAATATTATGGTTCTCCTGCTAACGAACCATATCCAGGCTACGATCAATGGATCGATCCCAACGACCTAACAGCTACAATTTATTACGTTAGAAGAGAATTGGGAACTTATACGTTTGCTTCTGCACAAGAGGAAATTTACTCAAATGTTGAACGTGGTATTGCTGCTGATCTTGACAAATATTTCTATGTTGATCCAACCCAATATACTATTAGTCAGGGAGCAGATCCATTATTCCCACGTTATTTGAACGATGTTCTTGATAAATGGATTAAACAGATTGAAGTTCAACAAGGAAACTTAATTATTGGTAATAATGCTGGTGGCGGAGGCGGCGGAAACAACATGGCTGCTATGATGGGTATGTTAATCGGTCTGTTGATGCAGCTTATTCAGATGTTCCAACAAGAACAAATCGGATCAAAAAACGGAACGGTTGCGGGAAGCACAGCCAGTGTTATGGAAGATTTCCAGAAACAAATGGGAATGAACAATCAAATTCTACAAGTCGGAATGCAAGCACTCGGCGGTGGTGGGCTCGGTGGCGCACTTGGCGGATTGGGTAGTCTTGCTCAAATCGGCGGTATGGGTGGTTTTGGAACACTCGGAGGAATTTTGGGCGGAGGTGATATTGGTGGAATGATGGGCAGTCTAATGGGTGGTTTTGGTGGCCTTGGAGGAGGCTCTGGTGGTGGTGGAGGAGGAGCAGGTTCTGGCTTCCCCGACGCAACTATTGGTGGATCTGGTGCATGGTCGGAACAAACCAACAGCGGTCTTTCTAACACTGAAATATCAGATATGCAAACATTACTAACACTACTAGGAATTGAAGAGACTACAAATGGCGCATAAGGATTATAACAAAAAAGCACCAAAGTCTAAAGTCTGTAACCAGAAAACCAAACCAAAATACGGTTTCGTTCATGGTAATTGGGACGAATGTGGTGGTCATGATTGGGTATATGTAAACGCTGAAGAAGGAAAGAAAACTTTTCGTCAGAAATTAAACCCTTCTGGTGGTTATCAAGTAACTGAAGCAGATGATGATGTCAAAGAAGGTCATTTTGAAATAACTCCAGGAAATAAACACTCATATGCTGGAGCAGGTCATTCTGTTCACGTCGACGGTCATTACGATTTTAATACAGAGTCAACTTTTAGATTAGAGTCTGGTGGTGATGGTTCTTTTGTAGCCAAAATGAACGGCATGTTCGGTATCGGTGGTAAGAAAATCGAGCTTGTGAAAGACGGCTCTGCAAAAATTATTGCTGGTGGATCTTCAGGTACAAACGATGTTGGCGTTAATGGCGATCATAGACAAACCTTCAAAAAGAACAAATATACTAAGGTCGAAGGCGATACAGTAGATGGTCATGAGGGCAAATATGTCCAAATGAACAACAAAGACACCGCATATTATTTCAATGAAAACTGGGACGCTTTTGCCAAGCAGAAAATCAAATTAGAGTCTAAACAAGCATTCAAGGCGTTTTCTCAGGACACCATGCTGTTCCAGTCCGATCAGGACATGACTGCTAATTCTGGGGCGAAAATAAGCACCAAATCTAAAAGCGATACAAAAATAGAGAGCGATACTAAAATCGAACTCAAAGTTGGTAGTTCTACAATTACTATCGAAAGTGGTTCAATTACTATCAAGTCTCCACAGATAAAATTCGAGCAAGGATAATAAATATATGTCATACGCTCATAAACACGGCGATCAAAGATCATGCGGAGCCACTACGGTGGTTTCCGGACAGTCGTTTGTTACGATTGGTGGGCAGTTGTGGGCGGTCGAGAACGATCAAAATACCCATGGTCATGGGGAACTGATAGCTTCTAAGACGTTTATTAAAATAGGTGGCAAATCTATCATTATTAATAACGATAGCGCCCAGCAAGATAATTTGTGCCCCACAGCGGGCGGTGAGCATTGTAATCCTAAAGCCGTTTCTACTAGCGGTTTCGTAGAGGTAAACTAAATGGTCACTAGAGCAGAAACGCTAATAGGTTCTAATAAGAAAATAGAATATTTTTCTGATGTTCCTAATGGGTTCACAAAAACTATATTTGGCAATGAACTTACAAAAGTTGTCAATGAACGTTCGATAACACAATCTATCAAGAACCTAGTTTACACTAACCTTGGCGAAAGATTGTTCCAACCAACGGTTGGTTGCGATATTACTTCTATGTTATTCGAACCAAATTACAGAGATTATGCTTCAGAGATAGAATTGTTTGTTAGAAGCACAATATCAAATTTTGAGCCTCGAGCCGAAGTAATTGAAGTTCTTTTTCCTGACCCTCAAGACGAAAATTCTGTTGAGATAACATTGATTTATCAAGTAATAAATAACCCAGAACCTATTACTCTTAATTTAGTCCTAAAAAGAGTCCGATAAATGGCAGCAAACAGCTCACTAAATCTTAGCTCTCTCGATTTCGATACGCTAAAACAGAATTTAAAAACCTTTCTAAAGTCGCAGTCAGTTCTTAAAGACTACGATTACGAAGGTTCAAACATGAACGTTCTCTTGGACGTTCTATCATATAACACATATTTGAATTCGTTTTACCTTAATATGATCGGATCCGAAATGTTTTTGGATTCCGCTCAGAAATATGACTCTATTATTTCTCACGCCAAAGAATTAAATTACACCCCAAGATCTTATTCTGCTGCTGTTTCTAACGTTAATATTGCGTTCGAGACCACAGGTATTTCAACCACTACTGGTATTCTTTCAGTTCCAAAAGGAACTAGATTTTTTGGGACAAACTCAAACGGTACATTCCAATTCGTTACCACAGACACTCAAACTTATGCTTCAACTAATGATACATTTTCTGTAGCTAATCTACAAATTAAAGAAGGTTCATATAATAACGAATCATTCTTGGTAAATTACGATATCGAAAATCAAAGATTCATTTTATCAGACCCAAAAATTGACACTGACACTATCAACGTTTATGTTGTAGAAAATTTTGGAGCTTCAAACACACTATTTACCAAAAAGCCAACATTGTTTGGTCTAGATTCTACATCTAACGTTTACTTCTTACAATCTACTCAAAACGGTCAATACGAAATTCTTTTCGGTGATGGCAATTTCGGTAGAAAACCATTAAACGCTTCAACAGTTCTTGTGGAATACATCGTAACAAACGGTTCTGATGGTAATGGTATTTCCGAGCTTACAATTTCAGACGACATTGGTCCTTCCAATGGTGGAACTATTGTTTCTGCTCCAGTAACAGTCTCAGCTAATTCTTCTGGTGGAGCCAATCAAGAGAGTATCGATTCTGTTCGTTTCAATGCTCCAAGATATTTTGCAACTCAGCAAAGAGCAGTTTCATCAGACGATTACGCTTCGCTAGTTAAAAACAATTTCCAAGGTCAGATAGCTGACGTTGCTGTGTTCGGCGGAGAAACGCTTCCAGAAAAGAAATATGGTAGAGTTATTATTTGTCTGAAACCAACAGCGGGCGAAATTGCACCAAATTATGTAAAAGAAACTATCGTAAGATATCTTCAGGATTATATTGCTCTGCCAAATAGAGTAGAAACAGCCGATCCTGACTATCTTTATGTTCGTTTGGATTCATCTGTTCAATATGACCCGTATTCAACAGATAAAACAGTTTCTGATCTTAGAAATATTGTTTTGTCGGCTATTAATGTTTACAGCGATCAACACTTAGAAATGTTTGCTGCCGATCTCAGATACAGCCGTCTTGTGGCTCATATTGACGACAGCGATAGTAGCGTCGTAAGCAATCAGACAGATTTCCGTATTATTAAGAGAATGGCTCCTCTTGTGAATAGAACTTATAATGAGACGCTCTATTTCAATAATACAATTTACTTAGAGAATCAACCAACGTATTCTCAGAGTCATATTGCATTTCATGGATCTGATTATAATGTTCATTACGCTCATGCATCAGTGATTTCTTCACAGTTTACATATAATCATACTGACGGTGTAGCGTATCCATTTAGTTATTTTGAAGACGATTCTCATGGAAATATGGACATATATACTCTAGTCGGTAATCAGGTAACTAAATTAGCAACTATTGGCACTGTAGATTATATTTCTGGTATTGTAAAACTTAACAGCATTAATATAGCTTCTTATACTAGTCATATTTCTGTTTACGCTAGAACAGCTGATAGGGATATTTTTGCTGGCCCAAAAAATATTCTTGTGATCGATCCAAATGATGTTACGGTTACCATAGAAGAGAAAAGAAACTAATGGATTTTTCACAAGAAAAATTTATATCAAATTTTATTGAGTCTCAGCTTCCTGCGTTTTATCAGGAAGATGGTGAGAACTTTATTCTATTCATTAAAGCGTATTACGAATGGATGGAAACCGAGAGTTCAACTCACGAAGCGGCTGATGGTGGTCCAATAGTAGAAGCACGTGAGCTTATGGGTTATCGTGATATCGATAGCACACTAGAGCGTTTTCTTATTCATTTCCAACAAAAATATCTTTACGGTATTCCATTCAAAACCATTACAAGTAAAAGATTCCTATTAAAACACATCTTGGACGTTTATCGTTCTAAGGGTACAATTCAATGTTATCGTTTGCTATTCAAACTTGTTTATGGAGAAGATGTTGAAGTATATCTTCCAGGAAAAGATATTCTTAGAGCTTCTGATGGCATTTGGTTAGAACCAAAATATCTAGAACTTTCCGATTCACCAGCTCTTCAAAATTACGTTGGTAAAACTATTATTGGTATTACTTCTGGCGCAACTGCTGTTGTTGAGAATTACGTAAGAGAATCATTTTCTGGTAAAATATCTAGCGTTCTTTATATAAGCAATATTTTACCAAGAGGTATTGATTTCGTTGTAGACGAGCCTATTGTACTAAAAGGACAAGAAGCAAATGCTACTGCAGTAGCTGCAGCTTCTCATGTTTTGGGGTCGCTTGATTATTTGGAAATTACTTCTGGTGGCCAGAGTTTCAAAAATGGTGATATTCTAAAAATCGCTTCTAACGACCTTGATACGGGTGTTCGTATCTCAGAGGGCGTGGAAGGTATGGTCAAAGTTACCGAAACTGCTCTTGGATACGGTTCTTTGTATTTTGATATATTGGAAGGCGGCTGGGGCTTTACCGCCAATGCATCAACATTTACATATAGAGGTTTAAGAGACAATTACGGGCAGGGCGCTTCTTTTGATATAGGTTCAATTATCTCTCCTCAAGAAGTTACCTATAACACTGACCTCATTTGTAATATGGTTGACGTTAATACAGCCATTAATGCAACTTCTTATGGATTCCCAAACAACCCAGGAGCCAATTTAGTTTCCGCTATAGGTTCAAATGTGAGTTTGAACGCTATTTCTTATTCCGGAACTCCATTAGGTTACAACAATAACGATGTTATTATTTTCGTGAACGACCAACCAGGTGGTGTTAACGCTGTTGTTACCATGTTAACAAACGCTACTGGTGGAGCTTTATATTTTACAATTTCTAATGTTGGATCAGCTTTCGTTAATACTAATCCTTCAGTTGTTATTACAAACGTAGCTCATGGATCAGCTTATGGAAACACCAATACATCAATACTGACATATACGTTTAATACTACCAATGGATGTTTGTCTTTTACAAATAGCGTTTTCGGAAAAATAGCTAGTCTTTCTAATGTAAAAATTGGTAACAGCTATGTCCAGAGAGCAAACACTTTCGTAAGATCTACTCTCGCTTCAAATACCATGAGAGGAAATGTTTCTTACAGTTCAACAAATACTAGAGTTTATACAGTTTCTGCGGTAGGAACAATGTCAGGATACAGTAACACCGATTATGTTACTGTAGTTAATCCAACAGGCACAAACGCCACTGCCACTGTTTCTACTAATTCTAGCGGTGGTATTACTAGTTTAGTTGTTTCGAATTACGGAGCAAATTTCTCTGCTCCAACTTCTAATATTATGATTTCAAATTCAACCGGAGGAAATTCTTCTGGATCTGGTGCGCAATTCGAAGCTACATTCTTACCTTATATAACTGGCGTTAACACAGCCTTTACTACAATTTTCAGTGGTAATAGTGTAATTCAAGTTCAAGCCAATTCTAGCTTATCAAGCACCAAACAGCTTCTTGTAATCAAAGAAGTTGTTAACTCAACAAGCATGTTTTTGTATGGTAAACCTACATTAAACTCTACTGCAGCCGCAGTTTATAGAGTTATGCCAACTATCCTTCCTTCTCAGTTTGCTACTTACGAATCCTTGATGGCTAATCCTGCAGGAGAAGTATATGGTGAAAATCAGAGTATTGACGCCAACTATACAGGCGGTAATGGTGTTGTTGCGCAAGTAAGACTATACAGTTCTGGTAAAGGATATACAGAAGAAGAATATGTAAAAGCGTATCTTTATGGCGCTATTTCAAATAATGTTAACATTATTAAATCTGGGCAAGGTTACGCTAATAATGAAAAAATGATTTTTTCGGGAGGGTTTCCTAGTCTTACGGCGCAAGGTTATATCACAACCGACGCCAACGGTTCTATTGTTTCTACAACTCTGACCACTGCTGGGTCTGGATACGATGTTATTCCAAATATATCTATTCAGACAACTAACGGTTCTGGCGCAAAACTCGAAGCCACTATTTCTTCTTTTAACGTTTCTGCAGAAATAACTGGTAGAGTGGTTTTGAGAGGTTATGGTAAAGGAAGGGGTTATTGGCTTAACACTCAAGGTTTCTTGAATTCTAATAAATATATTCAAGATAGTCATTATTATCAAGATTATTCTTATGAAATACAAGTTGCTAGAACTTTAGATAAATATAAGAATATCTTATACGAAACTTTCCATTCTTCAGGCTCTGAATTGTTCGGAAAGTTCTTATTAATAAGCGAAGAACAGGAATTACTGGGAATCCTAGAAGAGCCTACAGAAGCAGATATTCTACCTATTGGATATCAGTTCTTGTCTTCGAGCGGTGTATTGCTTTGCGATTCAGCGACAACAGTAGATAGAATTTCTTAATTAAGGGGATAGAAATTGGTACAACAGGTTGTTAACGTAGGTTCAGCGCCAAACGATGGAACTGGTGATACCGTTCGAAACGGTATGATCAAGATCAATAATAATTTTACTGAAATATATACCACATACACTATGACTGGTATGGTTACAGTCGGTAATTCTACTGTCAATGCTTCTGTATCTAATGCAGTTGGTTATTATTTCGGTAACTCTACCGCCACGTTCACAGCTAATAATAGTAGAATTGCTATTACGAACTTCAGCGTTAATTCTTCCCTTGTTAACGCTGCAGCAAACGTAAATATCAGTGGTCTATTAAACGTAGCCCAGTATCTATTCGTAAATTCCACAGTTCTTACTGTAAACGGTTCGGCTAATGCCTCATCTTTTACTGTAGGTTCAGACCTTGTTGGTAATGCTTCAGGCGTTTATCACACAGGAGTAATTAATGCAGCTTCTCATACAGTCGGTTCTAGTCTTGTTGGCAATAGCACTGGTATCTACCATACAGGAACGATCAATTCTGCATCGCACACTGTTGGCTCTAATTTCGTTGCTAATTCTACTGGTGCTTATCATACAGGGACAGTAAACGCTGCTTCCCATACTGTTGGAACTAGCACAGTTGCTAATAGCACTGGCGTGTTCACTTCAGGAACAGCTAATGCTGCTATACTTCAGGTTGGCGGTAAACTCGTTGTCAACAGTTCCCAGTTCTCGTTTGGAAGCGCATTACCCGTTGAAGCCAATGGTAGTACTGGTACTGCAGGGCAGTATCTAACTTCTGATGGAAGTTCAAAGGTTTATTGGTCTTCTCCAGGCGTTGCCTCTGTTAACACTGCTGGTTATTTTGTTTGGTCGAACACTCATATCTTTAATAAAGATATCCAAGCAAACACTGTTAATGCAGTTTCGGTTACTGTCGGAAATGTTACAGTAAACTCTTCGATATTCAAAATTCCAAGCACTATCACGCTTGAAGCGAATGGTAGCGTAGGCACATCAGGTCAGCTACTTACTTCTAATGGTTCTACAGTTTATTGGTCTACTGTTCCTGGCGTTAATACAAACGCAACTTATACTTGGAGCAATTCTGCTACATTTAATGGAAATGTTGTTTTTGCCGCCAACGTTGTCACAAACACTAATTTATACACCCTTGGCCCAGTTTATATATCAAACATAACTTCTTTCGCTGCAAACGTATTGATAGAAAACACAGCTTCTGCTAACATTGTTGGAACGGCGGCGTTCAATAACACTGCTACATTTAATGGAAACGTTTCTTTTACATCAAACGCTTCATTTACCAAAGCAACATATTTTAGTAATACTATTTCGGTAGTTGGGGCTGCTATCCTTTCTAACACAGCTAATGTTGCTGGTAATTTAAATGTTACTGGTAATTCCACTTTTACTGGTGTGGTTAATTGCAATGGTGTATCTAATTTCAACGCCAATACTATTTTTAAGGGAACAGTTAGTGTCGCCCAAGCCAATGTTCTCTCTCAAACCCTAACAGATGCATCTACTATTAATTGGGATACATCTTCGGGGCAAGTAGCCACTGTAACTCTTGGCGGGAACAGAGCCATGGCGGCGCCAACCAATCTTAAGATTGGAACTTATATACTTCATGTCATCCAAGATGGTACTGGAAACAAATCATTGACATGGAATTCTGTGTTCAAATGGACGGCTGGAGTGGCTCCAGTGTTAACTACCGATGCTAACGCTAGAGATATTATAATGTTTATAAGCGATGGAACAAATATGTATGGTTCATACCTAACGGACGTTAAATAATGGGTAAACTTACATCATCATTCAGAAAATCTATTTTTGACGAAATTGTTGATAATATTTCATCAAATACTTCTCATTATTATGCATTTGCTGCTGGCGCAGAACCATGGCCAGGAGATACACCAACTTTAGCTAATACAGATTATGATGTGTATTTTGAAAACGATTGGCAAATGCATTTTGGAAAAAGATTATTAGCTAATAATTTTTCATCTATTGTTAAAAAATATGTTTGGACATCAAACACCGTTTACGATAGATACGACAATACTAAAGATATGGCCAATAGTATGTTTTATGTTATTGCTCCGCCTACAGCTATCGGCGGGGCTTATCATGTGTATAAGTGCATAGATAACGCTAACGGTGCAGCTTCTATTAAAAACCCTTCTTCGATTGGAACACCAACTCAATCAACTACATTCGAAACAACAGAAGATGGTTATAAATGGCGTTATTTGACTTCTGTTTCTACAGAAGATTTTGATAGGTTCTCTACAACCCACTACGCTCCTGTATATCCAAACACCACAATCCAAGCTGCGTCTTTAACGTATTCAGGAATCGAAACTGTGGTTGTTTCTAACGTTGGTGCAGGTTACGAAACTTACCATAATGGGACTTTACAAGGCATCACCAATTCAACAGCTCTCGTTATTGAATCTAATGCATCTATCAGTCCAGGTCATTATGTAAATAACAGCATTTATCTATACAGTTCTTCTAATAATGCATACCAGATTTTTAACATTACTGGCTATACAGTAAACGGTCCCGTTAGAACTGTAATTCTTGATTCTGCAGCTAACACTACTGCTCTTACCGCAGGAGCTTCTCTGTATAAAATTTCTCCTAGAATTTTATTTACGAGCGACACTGCTTCTGGTAATAACCCTACGGCTTACACTACAGTAAACACTGTTACCAATTCTATTTCTGGCGTTGTTGTTCTTGATAAAGGCTCTTCGATTACTTGGGCTAATGCAGTTGTTGTAAGTAATTCTTCTTATGGTTCCGGGGCCACGGTTTATCCGATCGTTCCTCCTCCTGGTGGTCATGGAAGAGATCCAGCAACAGAATTAGGCATGCAAGGGATTTCTATCTCTTTTACTTTTGCTAATACTGAGTCTAATACTATTTCTTCGAATGTTGTTTACAACAAAATTGGTTTGATAAAGAATCCTTACTCGTTGATCGCAAACAATCAATCTAAAGGTTCTAGATATAGCTCAAATACGTTCAGTCAGATCCAAATATCTACCTGTACTCCAGCATATACTTTCAGTAATGCAGACGTAATTATTGGAGCAAACAGCAAAGCTAGAGCAACTGTCGTCTGGTCTAACGGTTCGACAGTTCATTATGTCGGTGATAAATATTTTATCGATGGTGAAAATATATTAAATACAAATAATCAGATTGTGACTTCTATAGCCATCGAAAGTAGAGGCGATATTTTCGTAGAAGATTTATATCCCCTTTACGTGCAGAACATAAATAACACAGAACGTTCAAATACGCAGTCAGAAACATTTAGACTGGTAATCAAATTATAAGATAGGGTTAGCCGAATATGCCTTTAGAAACTGATTTCAATACTTCCCCTTATTTCGACGATTATAACGAAAATAAGCAGTATTATAGAATTCTTTTCCGCCCAACTGTAGCGGTTCAGGCTCGTGAGCTAACACAAGTTCAGACCATGCTCCAAAACCAAATTGACAAATTTGGTAATAGAATTCTTAGCGACGGTAGCGTGGTAGACGGGTGTGCGCCAACCACAATTAAGAGTTTCGATTTCGTTCGTGTAGCTGACAATTTCACTGCTAACGCTAACGCTGTATTTACTTCTGTAAACAATCAGTGCCTTCTTGTAGGTCAGTCTTCAAACGTTAGAGCTGTGGCTATGGTTACCACAGCTGGCCTAGAAGTTAATTATCCAGACACTAATCGTTTTCATTTAAAATACTTAAACACTGGTATTAACGGAAACACTACATTCGCTAATGGCGAATTGATTAATATTTACGACGAAAATCAATCTAAACTCGGTGTTATTGACGCTAACAATTTAATCAATTCAATTTACGTTATTTCAACAAACACCTCTGTTAACGCTGTTGGTAAGGGATATGGATTAACAATCGAAGATGGTTGGGTGTTCCAAAAAGGTTTCTTCCAAAAGGTTAACCAACAGACAGTAGTCGTAAGTGATTATAGTACAAACGTTTCTGGATATGTTGTAGGGTTCGAGACAGCTGAATCAATTGTAACAGAAAACGAAGACACATCACTATTAGATAACGCCCTTGGTTATTCTAACGAAAACGCTCCCGGAGCGCATCGTCTAAAGTTGACACCAACGTTGGTTTCAAGACTAAGAACAGAAGTAGCAAATAACGAATCATTCTTTATTGCTTTCGAATTTTCAAATATCACCAATGAAATCGTTCTAAACAGAGAATCAGATCCATATTCTGTTCTTGGTGATTTTCTTAACACCAGAACTTTCGAAGAATCTGGTGATTATGTAACCAAACCATTCCAGGTGGAAGCAACTTATGCAGCCAACACCTCAAACACAGACGCTTTTGCCTATGAAGTTTCAACAGGCACAGGCTACGTTCATGGTAAACGAGTAGATTTTATTTCTTCTCTTAAAGTTGACACCGATAAGGCTATCACTACAAGAGAAGCAAACTCTCAGGTAATCACTACAAACTATGGCAACTTCGTATATGCAAATGAAGTTATGGGTGCGCTTGACTTTTCTAACTTCATTACTGTAGATCTTTATGACACTCAGCAGTCAACTATCTCTGTTGGTGTAGCAGATTACACTTTGAATGGTTCTAAGATCGGCACCGCCAAGGTAAAACAGGTCGTTCATGATGAAGGCGATCCAGGTCTTCCAGGAACAACTTACCGTATTTACTTGACTGATATTGCAATGAATAGCGGCAAGAGCTTCATGAACGACGCCAAAGCTATTATCGCCAATTCGTCAATTAATACATATGGCGAATTCCGTGCTGATATTGCTAACTCTTCTACAACTGCGTTTCTAAATCAAAGCGGTAGAACTAATCTAGTATTCCCATTTGGTAAAAAGGCATTAAGAACTCTTAGAAGTTCAAATGGCGCTGTTAATGCTTCTGAGTTCTATTTCAGAGCAACATCAACTGCCAATCTATCAAATCTTGGTATTCTTTCTGTAACATCAAATTCTTCTTATGCTGGTGGAACAGACACTCTTGGCTATCAAGGGTCTTATCCATTCCAACTTGGTGATACGCTAGAAAATGAATTTATTGTAACATTCAAAGCAAACGCTACTACTATCAACATTGGTGGTTCTTTTGGTGTAAGTAGCACAACTACTACTCTTACTGGCACAAATCTAACAACTTATTTTGCTAACGGCGAATATATTAAGATTTTCTCTGGTGGTTCCGGAACAGTGGATTATCGTAGAATTGTTTCTACAAATAGCACTGTTATGACCTTAAATGCAAATTGTACCGTAACTAATGCTTCTGCAAATGTTGCTAAGTTCTATCCAGTTGGATATGAAGTTCCTCTAGATGCAACTTATCCAGGTAGTCGTTACGTAAATATCACTAGCTCTACAACTTTCGATATTAGCACTGGTTCTGCTAATTCTTCTCTTCCATTGACTACATCTACAACTGCTATGACAGTTCAGTATAAGATGAGAAGAAGTCAAGCAACACAGGCTAAAAAAGACGTCAATAAAAATAGATATGTTAAGCTAAACCTAGCAAATAACGCTTCTGGGTTTACAGGGCCATGGATTCTTGGTCTTCCTGATGTTATCAAGTTAAGAAATGTTTGGGGTTCAACGAATTCTTCTTACTCAAATACAACAGCCGAAAATATTACAAGATATTTCGTGTTGTCTTCTGGTCAAAAAGATGATTACTATGATCACGGAACTCTTATATTAAGACCAGAATATACTGGATATCTTGCTTCAACTCCATATCTAACAGTCGAAGTCGATCACTTCACTGCTAATCTAAACAACGGTATTGGATTCTTCTCTGTAGATTCTTATCCAACTACAAATTCAGCAGTAAACAATACAACTATTTCTTGGGCTGAAATACCAACTTATAAAACTGGAAGCTCTACTTACGATCTAAGAGATTCAGTAGATTTCCGTGCGTATAAAGCCAATACTGCTAACAGTTCAACCACTATGGCTGGGGCCACTGTAAATCCAGCCACAACTAACTCATTCATTAGCGGAACATTCTCATATCTATCAGAGCCTGATTCTAATTTCCAGGCTGATATCGAATACTTCCTAGGGCGTATGGATCTTATCACTATCAGCCAGTCTGGTCAGCTTGGTGTTATTCAAGGCGTTCCTTCAGAAGATCCAAAGAATCCAAATCCTGAAATTGATTCTATGGTTATCGCAGCAGCTAACGTTGCTCCGTTCCCAACTCTAAATGCTCGTGAACTTGAAACTTACAAGAGAAAAGATCTAGCTGTAAGAACCACTATCACTTCAAATAGAGTTTATACTATGAAGGATATTGGACAGCTTGATCAGAGAATTAAGAGACTAGAATATTATACAACTCTAAACCAGTTGGAACAGAAAACACAGAATATCCAGGTTCCAGACGCTGCTGGTCTAAATCGTTTCAAGAACGGTATATTTGCTGATCCTATGACTTCTCACCTGTTCGCTCAGGCAGACGATCCTGGATACAGATGGTCGATTGATGTTCGTTACGGTCACGGTCGTCCAACATATTCTCAATACGATATTGATCTAGCATATAACAATACCACAAGCACTGGTGTAACATTAACTGGTAAACTTGTTACTAGACCATACACTCACGAAGCATATATTCTACAGCCATATGCTACGAAATTTAGAAACAACAACCAAGATATTTGGTCTTGGAATGGAACTCTAAATCTTTATCCAAATTATGATATGAATAAAGATGAAACTCAGATTCCGAACGCTGATGCTGTTTTAGATTTGATGCAGCCATTCGTAGAATTGGGCGAAGCTGGTAACATCTGGGGTTCACATTACGGACCATGGCAAGTTTACGCTCAGACTGGTAATATCTATTCAGGTCAAACAACTTATTGGCAACAGCTAGTAACAACTCATTGGTATGTTCCAATGACTAATACTGTGGAGCTAGGCAAGTTCCTAACTGATATTGCTGTTCAGCCATATATTAAGTCTAAGACAATCGCATTTATTGCTACTGGCGTTAAGCCTTCGTCAAGAATGTATTGTTATTTTGACGAGACCCCTGTTGACGCCTATTGTGCAGCAGGAACTCTTAATGTTGGTCTAGGAATTACTACTTCAGCTATAGTATCTGCAGCAGCGCAGACAACAAATCCAGCCGCTGTTGTTAAAAGAACTGCAAACTTTGGCGATCCAATTTACTCAGACCAATTTGGTAACGTATTCGGCGTCTTCAATATTCCTGCCAACCAGTTCCGTGTTGGTGAGAGAAGATTCATGGTTATGGACACTGATAGCTTGGTTTACGGCGACGATGCTGCTCTTTCTAAGGCATCAGGGACTTATGTTGCAAGTAATATTACAACAACAAGTCAAGAAGCAACAATCACAACTATTACTCCTGATGTAAGAACTTGCTATGCCTATAACTACACAACAACTTATTTCCGTGATCCTATCGCTCAGTCATTCAAGGTAGAATCACCACAACAAGAAAGCGGCGTTTTCGCAACTAAGGTTGATCTGTTCTTCAAGTCTAAAGATCAGAACGACGGTATTCGTGTCGTTGTCTGTGGAATGAACGCTGGGCTACCAGACAACAATAAGATTTATGGTTGGGGTCGTCTCGATGCTAATAATGTTAATGTTTCTGATACAGCTAACGTAGCTACAACCTTTACGTTCAACGAGCCAATTTATCTATCTGGTAACACTGATTACGCCTTCTGGGTAGAACCAGAATCAAGCAGCCCAGATTATAGAATGTGGGTTGCAGAGCTTGGCGATTTCGACGTAACAACTAAATCGCAGATTGGTCTAAATCCATATACTGGCGAATCATTCCGTTCATCAAACGCCAGAACTTGGACAGCTCTACCAAGAGAGGACGTAAAGTTCAACCTTTACGTTGCTAACTTTACTGTTGGTACAGGTCAGGCATATTTTAACAACGAAAACGACGAGTATATTACATATACTGGTGTCGCTTTGGCTAACTCTTTGGTTATTCCATCTTCCGCTGGTGGCGATGAAGTTTATGTAATTAATGCTTCTTCAAACGCTATTATTAATAGCCCAGCATTAATTCATGGTTCGCTTCAGTCAATTGATATCGCAAATAATCAGATGATACTTGATAGTTCTACTGGAACTTTTGCGGCTGGTCAGAAGATTGGTTTCTTCAGATTCAGAACTGCTGGAAATACTGCAGAAGCATCAGCAAATTCAAATACATTGATTGCTACTGCTACTATTTCGACCATTGATAATAAAGCGTATCATGCAATTGTTCCAAGATTCTCAACTATTACTCCTCTTGGCACAGCAATAACAACTTCGTTCAAAGGCTCTTCTAATTCAGGAGTCGTTGATACAGATTACAACGCTCTAGATTTCGATGTTGAAAGAGAAATGCTAGACTACGAAAGAGTTGTTTACAGCCGTTCAAACGAGCCTGGAATTCTAGGAACAGATAAATCTGTAACTATTAAGAACGAACTAACTTGTGTTCAGAAGTATGTTTCGCCAGCTATTGATATTTCAAGAAAAGGCGTAAAGATTCTTAATAACACAATCAACTTCAGCAGCTATGGCGAAGACACTGGAAACGGTAACGCTGTATGTCGTTACATCAGCCAGCCAATTGTTCTAGCTGATGGTCAGGATTCTGAAGATATGAAACTATATCTATCAGCATATCGTCCATATAACACTGACGTTGAAGTTTATGTCAAATACCTATCTTCTTCAGATCCAGAAGGTCTACAAGATAAGGCATGGACAAAAATGACAAACGATAGCGCCGAGCTATATTGCAGCCCGATCGATCGTTTTGATTTCAAGGAATTTGTTTATACTCTTCCAACATCTGTAGGTTATTCTTCGTATAACATTACAGCTAATACAACTGGTGTAAGCAATACAAACGAAACAATTGCTCTTGAAGCTGCTAATTCTACATTTACTGTGGGCGATAAGGTATACTACGCTGTACCAGCATCAAACACTGCAATTGGTGGACTAACAGCAAATAGTTATTATTATATCTCTTTTGCTAATTCTTCGGCAATTGCTCTGGCAAACACTCCAGGCGGCGCTAACGTTAATTTGACTGAGTCAAGAACTGGCGCAGGAGAAGTTCATACTATTTCTGGTCCTCGTGTTAACAGAGCATTTGCTAACGCTGCTAATTTTGGTCAGATTGAGTATTACAATGACTCTGGCGCTAGATATATTGATTATAAAACTTTCGCCATCAAAATCGTTCTACTAAGTACAAGCGGAGTCTTTGTACCTAAGATTGACGATCTTCGTGGCATAGCCCTAATGGTGTAATAAATGGAAACTAAAGAGTACATTAGACAGAAAAACAATCCAGGCGCTCTGATAAATGTGGATAATACTGGATTGGCTGCTTATAAACGTCAAAGGGAAATCATGAGAAATGTAACCACTCATGAAGATAGAATTAAGAAAATTGAGTCTAGCATAGACGAAGTTAAGAATCTTTTACTGCAGCTGGTAGAAAACGGAAAATAATACATGTCAATTACAGTAGCTAATACCGCCAATACGAATACTTGGGAATACTTTATTAATAGAGTAAACGAATTAGCGTATCATACTTCTGGCGCTGTATTAACTTCTGATAGCACCGGAAATAATAACGTTACTTCTGGTAACGCTGTTCTTAGCGGCACATTTACTGCTAACGTTGTTTCTGTTGGTAACTCTTCTGTCAACGTAGCTATTATTCCTGCCAACTCAACTATTCAGAATGCTGGAAAATATTACCTAAACGCTAACGGAAGTTGGGTGGAAACTGGCGGATCCAAAATAACTACAGCTGTTTCTTCTACAGGTTGGACTCTTATTGACTCATTTTCTGCAGCTGATTATTCCGCTGCCGACTACGTTATCGCTGTAAACGATTCTTCTAACAGCAAAGTTATGGCAACCAAAATAACTTTGGTACAGGATGGATCTGGCGTTTATTCTACAGAATATGCTACGATAGGTTCTAACACCACATTCGTTGTATTTAATGCTAATATTAGCGCTGGTACTGTAAGACTATATGTTAATACAGCTGTGACACCATTAACAGTCAAGACAACAAGGTTAACAGTGTAATGGCAACAAAAGCTAATCTAGTAATAGACCAAGGCGCTACATACGAAGTTACTCTAGATTTGACCGACGAGAACGGCGATATTTTAAATCTAGCAGGATACACTGCTAATTCTCAAATGAGAAAATGGTATACTTCTTCTAATTCAATATCTTTTTCTTCTTCTGTTAACACAGTGGCAGGAACTATAACTCTTTCTTTAACAGCCGGACAGACTGCAAACCTAACCGCTGGAAGATATGTCTACGATGTAGAAGTCACCGAAGCTGCGGGAAATACAACTTCTAGAATTATTGAAGGTATCGTAACTGTAACGCCTAATGTAACGAGATAAAGATGTCAATAAACAAAACCATAAACGTCTCTATTTCTAGAAAATCTTCTACTGGGGTGATTAACCCCACAAACCCAGTTACGTTAAAAAGCGTCCCTACTATTAATTCTGGAGTCGATAGACTAGATGCGCTTAAAGACGTATCTCCTAGCGGAGAAACATCTGGAGCGGTTCCAGTATACGATTCTGTCACCGACAAATATATAGTCCAGAAATTGAATATGACCGATATCGTGGGCGACCTGGACGGTGGGACTTTTTAAATAATAAATAGATAAAAATAACAAAAGGACCATCTAATGGCTAATAATAAGATTCAAATCAAACGTTCGGTAGCTAACGCAGTTGTATCAGGCTTATCAAACGGTGAATTGGCGTTCACGCAAGCCTCTAATACGCTCCACATTGGTCTTCCAGATGGTTCTGGTGTTCTTCGTATTGGTGGTGCTCAGTATCCAGGTACACTTACCAATTCTCATGCTCTAGTAGCTAATGCTACTGGTGGTATCGATAAAGTTATTGTAGCTAATGCAGTCGTTGGCGCTCTTTCCGCTAATGGATCTACTGGAACAGCTGGTCAGGTTCTAGTTTCTAATGGCTCTACAGTTTATTGGGGAACTGGTACTACTGGTTCTAACACGCAAGTTCAGTTCAACGATTCAGGCGTAGCTAATGCTTCTGCTGGATTTACTTTCGATAAGGGTTCGAACACTCTTGCAGTTTCGAACACAATTCTAACAACTACTGTTAACGCTGCTACATTCCAGGTTGGTTCTTCCCTTGTAGCTAATTCTACCAGACTATTCATTGGTTCTTCTGTTGGTATTGACGCCAACGGTTCTATCGGTTCGAACGGTCAAGTTCTTCATTCAAATGGTACTAGTGTATACTGGAGAGATCCAGCATCTGATGTTATCACTGCAGTTGTAGCTGGTGACGGTCTAAACGGTGGTGGTACAGAAGGCACAGTAACTCTAGATGTTGGCGCTGGTAACGGTGTTGAAGTAAATGCTTCAACTGTTGCAGTTAAGGCTGGTCTAGACGGTGGTCTAGTTTCTAACTCTTCTGGTGTATGGGTTGATGCCGGAACTGGTGTTACAGTAAATTCTACTGGTGTTAGTATTGGTCAGCCAGTCGGAACTTCCGATAGTGTAACATTTGCTAATGTTGTTACTGGAAAACTATCAACAACTGGTAACGTTGTAATTGGTGATTCTTTCTCAGATATTCTTACAATTACTGCAGCAGTTAATACAAACATCATTCCTTCCGCTAATCTAACATATAATGTTGGTAACAATACGCTTAGATGGAATGAAATGCATGCCGGTAATGTTCACGGTGTGGAAGGTCATTTCGATAATTCTGTTTACGTTGGCGGAGATATCTTTGTTACTGGTAATCTAGTAACAACTAACGTTCAATCAGTCGTTATCTCTGATCCTATGATCTACCTAGCTGGTAATAACTATACTAGCGATCTTGTAGATATCGGTCTTGCTGCTAATTACTTTGACGGTGTTACTGAAAGACACACTGGTTTCTATCGTTCTTACACTGACGGTGAATGGCGTTTATTCACTAATTCTGAGCAAGAGCTTTCAGGTAATAACCATGTTAATACTGCTGCTAATGGATTTACACTAGCAGTTCTACATACCTATTTAAATTCTGGTGGTCTAACAACCAATTCATCATCAGCAAATCTAGTAGCTAATTCTACTTTTGCTGTTGGTATTGTTGCTAATACCCTAACCCTATCTACTGCTCTTGCAGGAACAGAGGGTGGTACTGGTTGGAAAAATACAGTAAGTCAGTCTATCCTAGTAGGTAACACATCAAATGGTTACGATAGACTAGCTCTTGGAACAAGTGGATATGTTCTACAATCTAATGGAACAGCATTGATATATGACGTACTAGATGGTGGTTCTTTCTAACGACAGGAATATTATACTATGGATGAAGTGGAAGGTCAAGTAAAAAGATTAGAAGAACTAGTAAATACTTTACAGAGATATATCCAGAAGCAAGAAAAAATGCTTCTGGACCATCTCCGAAGAAATATTGAATATGAATTAAAAACAGAAGATTTGTCAAGAGCTGTTAACGAGCTTTCTAGTAAATACGAAGAATCTCAGAAACAGGTCGAAATACAAAACGATTTGATGCAACAAGCCGCCAATGGTGTCGAAGCTGTTACAGTTGAAAAACAAAAATTAGAAAAAACTGTTTCTAATTTAGAAATTATGCTTTCTAATAAAAAGAAAGAATATGACGATTTGATGAAAAAACTTTCTGAAATTAGAAATGATTCTGAGAAATGTAAAGAAGAACGATCCAACCTTGTTTCTGAAATAAACGAATTAAAACAAGAATATAAAAGACAAACCGAAGAACTAAATATATTATTCAAAGAAAATGAAGAATTGAAAGGGAAGAAACCTAAGATTAAGGAATCCCCGAAACCAATTGACGAATTTTAATCTCAGTATATACTGAGTTATTGGAGAGCCTAGAATGGCAAATACAGTTTTTAAACTGCGTCGCTCATCAGTCGCAGGTAAATTCCCTAATACTTCTACGCTCGCAACTGGCGAGCTTGCAATCAATCTCACAGATAGAAAATTATTCTCTTCGGATGGAACCACAGTTTTCGAATTAGGTTCAAACGTTGGTATTATTCATACTGGTCAATTGACTGCTAATTTGATTTATAGCGTTGATTTGAGAGCGAATAATAGCGCTATAATTAAAAATTTAGATTTATCAGGTTATTTAAAAGCAGCCAATTCTTACGGTAATACTGGATTATTTCTAACTTCAAATGGTTCTGCTGCTTACTGGGCTAATCCCAGCGCCACAATCGATATCCCGCACATCAATCAATCAGAAATAAGTAATGGAGTAAAAACAGAATACTCTATTACTGGCGGTTACGACGGCGAGAATTTAAGCGTTTACGTCAACGGTATTAGGTTAAATGATTCAGAAGCAAACGTTTTCTCTGGTTCAAACGTTTCGTTTACTACTGCTCCAGCAAATGGAGCTTTAATTGAATTTTTTGGTTATAAATTAGACGGCACAGACGGAACTCACGTTAAATATAATTTTTCTGGCGACGGTTCAGAAACAACTTTTTCTCTTCCTAGCGGTTTCGACACTGGTAAATTAAATGTTTTCTTAAACGGCGTTAGAGCTTCTAACTCTGAAATTGATGTTTCTTCTGGTAATAGTATTATTTTCAATACCGCTCCTACTAGTGGATCTGTAATTGATGCATTTGGAATAAAAGACCTCAGCCCTCTGGCAAGTTATGTTTCTGACGTATTTACTGCAGACGGTGTAACAACGGTATTCAATTCTTCTAATACATATAACGCAAATCGCCTTTCTGTTTATCTGAACGGCGTTAGAATGTCAAGTGTAGAAGCAAATACTGCTTCTGGATCTAGTATCGTGTTCTCAACAGCTCCAGCAAATGGCGCTGTTATTGAAACATTCGGAATTTACACAGCCCTTGAAGTTGCTATTGCTAACGCTGATATTGCTTATACTTGGACAAACGTTCACACGTTCAGCAACACTGTATCTTTCAGTTCTGTTTCTGCTAATGGTTCGTTAGGTTCTCTTGGACAAGTTCTTCTATCTAATGGTTCGGCTGTTTATTGGGGTTCAAACCCTGCAGCTTCTGGTGCAAATACAGACGCTCAGTTTATCTGGACTAATACTCATACGTTCACAAATACAGTAACGTTCAATCAGACTATTAATGGAACAGCGAATTCAACTCTATTTGTTGGGTCTCTACCAGCTGCTAACGTAGTTTCTAATGCACAACTAAGTTCTAATCTAGCTAACTACCAAACAACTGCTGGGTTGTCTTCGAATGTTGCCACGTTAACATCTAATAATACTAGTTTCGTTGGTTCGGTATCAGCCGCCAATGTTGTATCTAATGCACAACTAAGTTCTAATCTAGCAAATTATGTTGCTAAGAGCACTATAGTAGCGTTCTCGGCGGCTCCGAATTCTAGTATAACTCAAACTATAACTTCGGGAAGTCAGCAAAAGGCATTGTTCCAAGTAGAAGATTATGATACCAACAATAATTTTGCCAATTCGAGATTTACACCAACAGTTGCTGGTTATTATCAACTAAATTCTACAGTTCGATTCGATGGAAGCACTGGAACTGGAGAATGTATGATTGTTATTAGAAAAAATGGTTCCGAGTATAAACGTGGATGGAACTCTTCTGGAACAAATTTTGCAAACGATTTTTGGTCTATGAGCGTCAGCACTTTGGCTTATGCTAATGGAGCTGGAGATTATTTCGAAGTTTTCGTTCAACAAGGGTCTGGTTCAGATAGAAATATTACTGTTGCTGGTGGAAACATAACGTATTTTAATGGATTCTTGGCGAAACCAGAATAAGCTCAAACCATTAAGTTAAAAAGAATAAATATAAATAAAACAGAATTTTATGGGAAAAGGAAGCCATGGCTCAGAATCAACAGTTAGGTACTTTTGGACAGGTAGTTTCAGTAAACACTGCCGCTAATACCGTAACCATAACAAGTCAAATAGCTGTCGGCAACGTCAGCATTAACTCTACTGGTATTTCGATCAGCGGTGGAAGTGTTAACAATACTAACTACCCAGGAACTGCTAACAACGCCAATAATTTAGGCGGCGTTGCAGCAGCTTCTTATGTGAACACTGCTGGTTCTTATACTATAACAGGCGTTCATACTCATGACGCTAATATTATTATCGGAACTTCAGCTGGGCTTTCCGCTAATGGTGGATTTGGATCTTCTGGGCAATCTCTTCTTTCAAATGGTTCTAGTGTTTATTGGGCGACTGCTGGTGCTACTCTTAACGCTAATAACACTGATGGAACAACTTATTATATTGGACTTTCTAGCGGAACTTCTGGGTCTTGGACCAACGCTGTAGTCGCAACTTCTGGATTATCCTTTGTTCCAAGCACAGGAACATTAACGGTTGGTAACACTATTGTCGGCGCTACTTTTACTGGTACTGCCAACGTAGCAACCTATCTTGGTAATTCTTCAGCTACTGTGGCTAATGTATCTTCTTGGATTACTACAAACGCTGCATCTGCATATTCTAACGCTGTAACGTATACTGACACTAGTATTGGAACTGCCAATGCTGCTATAACTGGTAACGCCGCTACTGCTTATACCAATGCTGTATCGTACACCGATACAAAGATTGGAACTGCTAATGCAGCGATTACTGGCAACGCTGCTACTGCTTATACTAACGCTGTTTCTTATGTAGATGGCCTAAAACTTGACTCCGTTACCAACACTTCAATTAGCTTAATTCCAGTCGCTAATACTGTTAAGAATGCATACGATAGAGCTATCGATGCTAACACTCGTGCTGCTTCTGCTCAAACAGCTGCAGCTGCTGCATACACTAACGCTGTTTCCTATGTAGATGGCAAGATTCTAACAGCAAATGCTGCGATCACAGGTAATGCTGCAACAGCATATACTAACGCTACTACCTTTGCAGCCAATGCTACTAATATTTCTAGTGGAACTCTTGCTGAAGCTAGACTTCCATATCGTATGGACCAGAACGTAAGGTCTACTGATAGTATTACAGTCGGTAATATTACTGTTTCTGGTAATCTTTATGTTGGTTCGAATGTTAATATTATCGGCTCGAACGTAGTGTCATATGTCGACGCCATGATTTATTTGAACGCAAATAACACTATTGCGAACCCAGATATTGGTTTTGCTGGTAATTATAACGATGGAACTTACCAACATACTGGATTCTTTAGAGATGCTTCTGACGGTATCTGGAAAGTTTTCGATAGTTATCTTCCAGAACCAGACGCTAATACCTATATTGACACCACTAATACTTCTTTTCATTTAGCTAATTTCCAAGCCAATAACTTTATTGCTGGTAATACAAGTTCTGTATGGTTCAGAGCTAACACTTCTGGTGTGTATGTCAACTCAACTCTTATCGGTAATGCCACTGGTCCTTACGGTAAGACAGAGGCTTCTCTGAGCGTTGCTACTGCTAATAACTCAACATACGCTTATGGTAAGACAGAGGGTAATCTAAACGTTAATAATGCTACTACTGCATATGGCAAGACAGAAGGCAATCTAAATGTTAATAATGCTACTACTGCTTATGGTAAGACTGAAGGAAACTTGAATGTTAATAGTGCATTAACTTCGAACAATTCTTCTTATCTGGGTGGAACAGCGGCTGCTTCATACGTAACAACCTCAAGTATTGGTGGTTTAACTGCTAATAACGCTTCATATCTTGGTGGAGTTGCAGCAGCTTCTTATCTGACTACATCTTCTGCTTCTTCCACTTATGCTCCATTGGCTTCTCCAACCTTTACTGGAACTGTTAGCGTTGCACAGGCAAACGTTCTCAATCAGACTCTAACAGATGGAGCCACTATTTCTTGGAACACTGCTTCTGGACAGGTAGCAACAGTCACTATTGGAGCTTCAAGAACCATGGGCGCTCCATCGAACCTTAAAGTGGGAACCTATATACTACATGTAATCCAAGGCGGTTCTGGAAGTTATGGAATTACTTGGAACTCAGTGTTCAAATGGCCAGCTGGTGTCGCTCCAGTTCTATCAACAGCAGTTGGTGCAAGAGACGTATTCTCGTTTATCTCTGATGGAACTAATCTTTATGGCTCATATCTAACGGATGTAAAATAATGTTTGTTGTACCTTTACCAAGACCAACTAAAGTTGTTAAGATTAGCGCCGCTGAAAACAACGTTGATTTGTATTCAAAGGCGTCAAATCCTGCTTTCCCCGTAGCAGTTTATTGTTTCGTTGATGCAAACGTTGCTAGTTCTAGTTCTGCTAATCCAGCATTTAAAACAGGAACTTCTTGGAAAAGTGGTTCTTGGCTTTACATCAAAAACAATGCTGTTATAACTGGCGCTACTGGATCTTCAGGAACAACAGGATCTTCAGGAACTACTGGAACTACTGGAACAGCGGGAAATGCAGGAGCCACAGGAACACCAGGAAACGCTGGAGGTACTGGTTCTACAGGTTCAGTCGGTGCTGGTGGTGGCGGAGGCTGGGGTGGTTGGAATGGTCCAACAGGTCACCATTGGGACGGAGATTGGGAAGGTCATAGACACAATACCGATGTTAACGCAGGTAATGCTGGTGGCGGTGGTGGTGCTGGTGCTGCTGGTGGAACAGGTGGTACAGGTAATGCTGGTGGCACTGGAGGCACTGGTAACGCTGGCGGACCAGGTGGTACAGGTAATGCTGGTGGTCCAGGTAATTCTGGTGGCACTGGTGGTGTTTCTTTACAAGCTGATACAGTTTCAGGTATTAAAATTCTTTTGAATAACACTAACACTATTACTGGCGGTTCAGGTGGTTCAGGTGGATCTGGAGGCGCAGGTGGTCCAGGTGGTCCTGGTGGATCAGGTGGTGCTGGTGGTCCAGGAGGTCCAGGAGGAGCAGGTGGTCCAGGAGGTCCAGGCGGCACCGGAGGCGGTGGCGGTGGTGGTGGAGGCGGCGGTGGTCGTCACATCTTCAACGCTGGCGGAGGCGGTGGCGGCGGTGGTGGTGGAAGCCCTGTCGGTGGTGGCGGTTCATCAGGTCGTGGTGGTGGACATGGTTCTTCTGGTAGCGGTCACTCAGGTGGTGGCGGTGGTGGTGGAGCACACTCCCACGTCAACGATCATGGTTATCACTCGCATGGTGGCGGTGGTGGTCACGGTGGCAGCATCGGCGGTGCTGGTAATGCTGGTGGTCACGGAACTTATTCAGATTCTACTTGGTATGATGCTCACTCATTCTATGTTGGTGGAGGTGGTGCTGGAGGTGGTGCTGGCGGAGCAGCTGGTCCAACAGGTGCAACAGGGCCAACAGGTGCAGCGGGTGCAACAGGGCCAACAGGATCTGCTGGTGCGACAGGGCCATCAGGATCTCCTGGTGCGACAGGACCAACTGGAGCTTCAGGATCTCAAGGTTCTGCAATCAGCGGAAACTCAAATATCATTTACGTAAATTCAGGAACAATTAACGGTCCGAAGGTGTGATATGAAAATTAATTATAGGGTTCTTAATATAGATGAGGCTCAACATTCTATAGTTGTTAGATATTGGACAGATAAAATAACTGAAGAAATGTTAGCCTCAGAATACGAATCAAACGGCAAAATACGTTTATCTAGACATGGTTGGCCAACTAGATGCGTCACCGACTATAATTTAACCTTTTATGAAAATAATATTCCTACAGAAGAGGAAGTAGATTTTTTCATAAAGAAAAATGCACCAGTTAATTGGTTAAAACTCAGAGAAGAAGTTTTAGACCCACAAGTTAAAACAGACCTCATTTCAGCAAAACCTTTATTAAACAAAGATAATAGTTTCGAAGCAATGGTATAAAAAGAAAGTTTTATCATGCAATATAATATGATTTATAATAACCCGATTGATAGAAGAAAATCTACATATCCATACGTTTTATGGAATATTCCTTTTTCCGATGAAGAATTGGAAAATATCATTTCTTTAGAAAAAAATTTTAATTTTACAGAATCAAAAACTTTTGGGTCTGAAGAGTTAAGAGAAACACCAGATATAAGAAGATCAAAGATACATTTCATTCAAAGAAATCAAGAAACTGGTTGGATATTCGATAGATTTAATAACGCTATAAAAGGAATAAACGACGAGTTTTATGGTTTTGATTTAAACGGTTATAATCAAATTCAATACACTGTTTATTCTGCAGAAGATCAAGGAATGTATGATTGGCACATGGACACCTTTCTAGGTAGAAATGACAATAAAACTGAAGACACTAGAAAAATGAGTTTAGTGATGTTATTGTCTGACCCAAGCAAAGATTTCGTGGGCGGAGATTTTTTGTTGAATTATTCCCGTGAAGATAATGCAGAAGTATTACCTTTGTCTAAAGGAAGAATCGTCGCTTTTCCTTCGTTTCTTTTGCATAAAGTCAAGCCAGTAATTAGAGGGGTCAGAAAATCTTTAGTGATTTGGGTAGAGGGACCAAAATTTAAATAATTAGAGGATTTTATTATGAGATATAATTGTATATCTAACGAACCTTATGAAAGAAGTCATGTAACTTATCCTTATGTTTGGTGGGAAAATTCTTTTAACGAAGAAGAAATAGATTCTATAGTTGGTATTTGCGATAATAAAAGGTCAAATAATTATTTCAATAAAATAAATTTCTTCCATAAAGAAGAAGACACTTTTTGGATCTTTAATCGTTTAAATAATGTAATATCATGTATCAATAATGAGTTTTATGGCTTTGAATTGAATGGTTATAAAACGTTTCAATACGGGGTTTACGATCAAGAAAACAAAGGTAGCTGCGATTGGCATATGGATATTGTTTTAGAAGATTTTCCAAACGCTGAATCTCTAAAAAAAGAAACCAGAAAACTTACTTTGATCATGGCTTTGAATCAGCAAGATATAGATTTTGAGGGCGGAGAAATTGAGTTAATTATGGGCTCTGTAGAAAGACCAGTAAAGATTAATTTAGACAAAGGTAAAGTTATTGCGTTTCCTTCTTGGATGAATTACAGAATAAAACCTGTTACCAAAGGGGTCAGAAAATTTATCGCTGTTTGGGTGGAGGGTCCAAAGTTTAAATAAATACATTAAAAGAACCATAGGGGAAAGGGAACCATGGCTAATAACGATTTCGTAGTAAAAAATGGTCTTATTGTAAATACCAGCCTTCTTTCTGTTAGAAACGGGAAGGTTGGTATTGGCACATTGACTCCAGGTCAAGTCCTGACAGTTAATGGTAATTCTGAAGTTTTCGGATGGGCCAATGTTGTTGGTAATTTCCAAGCTACAGGAAACGCTACTTTAAATGTGGCAACAGTTTCTACTGCAAATGTTACTGGTAATTTAAATGTTGTTGGCGCTACTACGTTTGCTAATTCAATAACAGTTACTGGTCAAGCCACTTTCTCCAATCAGATGAGTTTCAGTGGTAATGGTTCGTTTAGTGGACCTTTGAACGTAAACGGGGCTGCAACTTTCGCTAATACATTAACAGTTACTGGAGCTGTTACTTTCTCCAATCAGATGAGTTTTAGCGGTAACGGTAGTTTCAGTTCTGATATTAATGTTACTGGAAGCGCTGTTATTGGCGGAACTCTTAACGTAACAAGTTCTACTACAAATCTTAGACTCGTTAATATGAGTAACAACGTCACTATTTCTGGCGTTACGACTATGAACACCTCAGTAACAACTGGTGTTTCTCAGATTCAGTCTCTTGGCGTTGGAACACCAGCCTCTGGAACAACTGGCGAAATTCGTGCCTATAATAACATCACTGCTTATTATTCTTCAGATGCTTCTCTTAAAGAAAACGTGTCAAACCTTTCAAACGCACTAGAAAAAGTTCTATCTTTGGATGGTGTGGAGTTCGATTGGACAGACGAATATATTAAAGAGCACGGCGGCGAAGATGGTTATTTCGTTCGTAAACACGACGTTGGTGTTCTTGCTCATCAGATCGAAGCGGTTCTGCCAGAAGCAGTCGCTACTAGACCAGATGGAACTAAAGCCGTTAAATATGAAAGAATCGTTCCTTTGTTAATTGAGGCTATCAAACAATTAAACGAAAGAATCAAGTAACATGGCTGTACCAACATCAAGAGCAGAGTTCACCGAATATTGCCTTAGAAAACTAGGCAAGCCAGTTATTGAAATCAACGTTGACGAGGACCAGGTAGGCGATCGTATCGACGAGGCTCTACGTTATTATTGGGATTATCACTTCGATGGTTCGGAAAAAACTTATTATAAAAAGGTAATTACCCAAACCGATATCGATAACAAGTATATCACAATGCCAGAAAACATTATTGGTGTTGTTAATATATTCGATCTTGGTTCTGCTTTAGGGTTGAACAACCTATTCAATATTCGTTATCAGATCGCTCTTAACGATCTTTACACCCTTACATCGGTTTCTATGGTTCCATATTATATGGCCATGAATCATGTTCAGTTCCTAGAACAGATGCTGGTTGGTAAACAACCATTGAGATATAACCGTCATGTCAATAAACTTTATATTGATATGTCTTGGGATCAGGTCGCTGTTGACAACTATCTTATTGTTGAAGCGTATCAGGTCGTCGACCCTGCCGTTTATACTGATGCTTGGGGCGATCGTTGGCTTGCTAGATATGCTTCTTGCCTTATTAAACAGCAGTGGGGTCAGAATATGAAGAAGTTCCGTGGAATGAAACTTCCAGGCGGAATCGAGTTCAATGGACAGCAAATTTATGATGAAGCGACTGCAGAAAGACAGCAGCTTGAACAGGAAATGATTTACACATACAGCTTGCCTGCAACTGATATGATCGGATAATCATGGCCACTAATTTCTTCTTCAATAACTTCCAAGCATCGCAAGAACAACTACTTCTTGAAGATTTAGTTATTGAAGCAATTCGTATTTACGGTCATGATGTATATTATATTCCTCGTAAATTAAATAATTACGACGAAGTTTATGGCGCTGATGATGTTTCTAGTTACGAAGTCGCTTATCCAATAGAAATGTATATCAAATCTATTGATGGGTTTACTGGTGATGGAGAATTCCTATCAAAATTTGGCGTTGAAATACGCAATCAAGTTGTATTCTCTATTGCTAGAAGAAGATTTAGCGAAGACGTTGGCGAATATACTACTCAAGTGAGACCAAACGAAGGTGATATTATATATTTCCCGCTAAATCAACGTTGTTTTGTTATTCGTTACGTTAACAAATATGAAATGTTTTATCAGTTGGGCGCTTTACAAACATGGGAAATGACTTGTGAAGTGTTTGATTACGCTGGAGAAAAATTCAGCACAGGCATACCAGAAATTGATATCATCCAACAGAACTATAGCACTAATGTTCTTGATTGGACAATTAATGACGAATTCGGTGGAGAAATTAAGACTGAAGATGACGATTATCTAATTCTAGAAGGCAAATCTGCATCAGACCTTGTTATCGCTGACGACGGCGACGAGATCCAAAGAGAATCAGATCTGTTCGTTGACTTTACTTCGGCAGACCCATTTAGCGAAGGAAACATTTAATGTTCGGCGCTCCGTTTTATTTCAGTTTAATGCGCAAATATGTTATCCTTATGGGTACTTTGCTTAATAATATTCGTATTACCAGAACGGATAGCTCTGGTAATACAACTGCACTTCTTAAAGTTCCAATTACATATGGACCAAAAGACAAAATGCTTGCTCGTATTATGCAGGATCCTGCCTTAGACAGAGGAACTGCAGTAGGTCCATTACCCATGATTTCTTTTGAGATGGGTGAAGTCAAATATGATGGTTCAAGAAAACTAAACACTATCGGAAAAAGCGTAGTTAATACTGCTATTGCTGGGTCTCCTAGCAAATTGAAATATCAATACAACCCAGTTCCATATAATATTTCTTTCAAGGCATTTATCTACGTTAAGAACGTTGAGGATGGAACTAAAATCATGGAACAAATCCTTCCATATTTTACTCCAGATTGGACTACCACTTGTAATCTAATTCCGGAAATGGAAATTACAATGGATATTCCTATTATATTAACAAATATTAATTACGAAGATAAATACGATGGAGACTATAAAGATCGCAGAATGATCATATGGTCTTTGGACTTCGTATTAAAGGGGTACTTCTATGGACCTGTTAAAAAATCTGGTATTATTAAGTTCATCAATACTAACTTTTATATACCTCAAGTCGCAGATGGTAAACTCTCAGATGCAGTTGGCAACACTGAAATCGCAGAAAAGATCACGATACAACCAGGATTATCGAACACAGGAGTGGCGATAAACTGGACTGGTGGTCCAAACACAAGCACTGGAACTATACCATATACTGAAATTGAAGCTGATGATGACTACGGTTTCATTACTATGATTTATAACAATGATGAGATTTAATGAGCGAAGAAGATAAAGATCCAATCGGGAAGGCTCTCGGTCTTCCTGCAATGACGTTTGAAAAACAAGTTGACGATTTAATAGCAAAGGCTCACGATGATTCCGCAAGGAATGATTTCGAAGCGGCACGTGCTAATCTCTACGAAGTAATCTCAACAGGTCAAGAAGCTATGGACAAGCTAGCAGAAATAGCTGGCCAGTCTCAGCATCCACGTGCGTTCGAAGTTTTGGCTAAACTTATGGATACAATGGTAAGCACCAACAAAGAATTGCTGGAACTTCAAACCAAAATTCGTGAGATTGATGCTAAAGATTCTCCGATCAGCGAGAAAGCCCAGACTATTCATAACAACCTATTCGTTGGCTCTACAGCCGAATTGCAAAAAGTTCTTAAGGAAATGAAGAACAATGAATGATTTGAGTGGTGGTTATAAGGGTAATGTTCTTCTAAAGAAAACAAATCAGAATATTGAATGGACTCCTGAATTACTCCAGGAATACGTTAAGTGTCAGAACGATCCCGTATATTTTACAGAAAACTATATGAAGATTATCTCGATCAACGAGGGTCTTACTAGCTTTCATATGTATGAATATCAGAAGGATATGGTTAAATCCTTCAAAGACAATCGTTATACGATCGTTACTACGGCTCGTCAGGCAGGTAAGTCAACTACTACCTGCGCTTTTATTCTTTGGTATATCATTTTCCATGCTGATAAAACTGTCGCTCTACTAGCCAATAAGGGCGATACGGCTCGAGAAATTCTTGGTCGTGTCCAGCTTGCCTACCAGCATCTTCCTAAATGGCTTCAGCAAGGCGTTGTTGAATGGAATAAAGGTTCATTCGTTCTTGAAAATAACAGCCGTGTTTTGGCTGCTGCGACTTCTGCTTCTGCTATTCGTGGTTACACCATCAACCTTCTATTCATCGACGAAGCGGCGTTCATTGAGAACTGGGATGAATTCTTCACCTCAGTTTACCCTACGATTTCTTCTGGTTTGGATTCTAAAATTATTCTAGTTTCCACGCCGAACGGTCTAAACCACTTCCATGCTACTTGGGCTAACGCTCAACTTGGTAAAAATGGATATCATCCGATCTTGGTTCACTGGACTAGCGTTCCAGGTCGAGACGAAAAGTGGAAACAAGACACTCTTGCTGGTATGAACTTCGATCTCGAGAAGTTCGATCAGGAATATAACTGTGAGTTCTTGGGTTCGTCAGGTTCGCTTATTGCTGGTTGGAAACTGAAAGAACTAGTGGCTCAAGCTCCTATTCTACAAAAAGATGGACTTACACAGTTTTTTAAGCCAGAAGAGGGTCGCATATATATGATGGTCTGCGACGTTTCTCGTGGTAAAGGTTTGGACTATTCAGCTTTTCAGTTAGTTGATGTTACTAAAATGCCTTATCAACAGGCGGCGGTTTATAGAAATAATAATATCACTCCAGTCGACTACGCCGACGTTATCCACCGAGTAGCAAAAGCCTATAATAATGCTTCTGTTCTGGTCGAGGTAAACGATATCGGCGAGCAGGTTTCTCACTCGCTTCATTATGATTTTGGTTATGAGCATATTTTGTTTACCGAAAACGCTGGTCGATCTGGAAAAAGAATCACTGCTGGTTTCGGTGGAACGAATGTTGATAAGGGAATTAGAACTACCAAAATCGTTAAGTCAGTCGGTTGTTCGATTTTAAAACTTCTGGTGGAACAGAATCAGCTTATCGTCAACGAAGTAAACACTATCAGCGAATTAGGAACCTTTTCGAAAAAAGGAAATTCCTATGAAGCTGAACCAGGAAAACACGACGACTTGGTAATGTGTTTGGTTCTTTTTGCTTGGTTGTCAGACCAACAATATTTTAAAGATTACACTAATATTAACACCCTCAATTCTTTGAGGGATAAAACAGAAGATGATATGGAGCAGGACATGGCTCCATTTGGTTTTATCGACTCCGGTAGAGACGATTTTATCGAAGAAGATTATGAGAAATATGTCCCTGATGCCTGGATGTGGAACACCCCTGACATGTTCTAAAGAGGCTTATTTTATAAATATAATGAAATAATAACCAAGTTCTCGCAATAGGGAGATATAGAGATGGCATTTCAACTAAGCCCAGGTGTTAACGTATCAGAGATCGATCTTACAACAGTCGTTCCAGCAGTAGCCACTTCAGATGGCGCTTTTGCTGGCGTATTCCGTTGGGGTCCAATCGGCGAAAGAGTACTAGTCGATTCCGAAAATCAGCTAGTAGCAAGATTCGCAAAGCCAACCAATTTTAATGCTGAGACTTGGTTCACAGCTGCTAACTTCCTTTCATACGCCAACCGTCTATGGGTTTCACGTGCCGCTAATACTAGTGGATCAACTCCATGGGCATTGGCTGTTGGTAATACTGCAATCAATGCTTACACTATAGCTAATTCTACTTCTCTTAATAATATTGAAGTTGGAATGTATGTAACACAGTCTTCAAATAATACTGTTAGACCTGCTGGAGAAAACATCACAGTTCTTTCTAAGAACACTTCAGCTATCGTTCTTTCTGCAAATCCATTAGCAAACGGTATTACTTCTTTCTATTTTGGTCGTCCTGAAACTGCTTATACAGCGGTTGCATTCGATTCTAATACTGCTTCTTCTAACGGTATTGTCGCTAACCTAGTTAATCAAATCGTAAAAAACGAAGAACATTATCTAACAAAAGATGGTCTTTTTGATTACGATATTACCTATGTGGCGAAATACCCAGGAGCTCTTGGTAACTCTCTAAGAATTGGTGTTTGTGATAACGCAAGCAGCTTCCAGTCAAACATTGCTGTTACTAACTCTTCTATAACTACTATGATTGATTTTAGAGTTGGCTCTAATGCAGGTCTAGTTATGTTCACAGGAACAACTAACGCTTCGGCTAATGCTGTTTCTGCTCTAATTTCTGTTGGCGATCAGATTCTCGCTGGAAATGCTTCTATTGGTATGCAGTATCTACAGGTTACTGGTGTTACTGTTTCAAACACTTATGTCTTGAACGGCAACGTTGTAGCTAATGCTTCTGTTACTGGTACTGATACAGACATCAATAGCAATACTGGATTCATTACAGCTTCTGGACACCCATTCAGTAACGGTGAAACAGTTGTTTACGCTAACGCTGCAGGCAATTCTGAAATTACTGGTTTGACTTCAGGAACTAACTACTACATTGTTCATGCTAATAGTTCTGGATTCAAACTTTCAACTACTTCATATGGAAGCGTTGTTAGCGTAACAGCAGCTGCTTCGAATGCTTCTGGAACATTTGTATCAAACACTAATGTTCTAAAGATTAATTTCGAAGACCCATATAGACTTCGTGAGAATTATGTTTCAAACACAATTCAGCGTAATTGGGAGTTCTTCAACGTTGTTGAAACTGCTCCAGGTCAGTCAGATTGGCAGCTTTATAACGGTAACACTTCTGCTCACGACGAACTTCACGTCGTAGTTGTTGACGAAGACGGTTTGTTCAGCGGAACTCCAGGTACAGTTCTAGAAACTTTCAAGGGTCTATCACGTGCTACAGACGCAAAGACTGCTGACGGTACATCTAATTATTATAAAGATGTAATTAATCAGGTTTCTGAATATGTTTGGTGGGCTCATGACCGTTCACAGGCCACTTCAAATACTGGTCTAAACCTAACAAATTCTTCAGCTACTGCTCCGTTGAACGCCAATTTCTCACTAGGCGCTGACGGTCTTAATGAATCTACAGCAACTCTGTCAATTGTCGGTGCTGCTTATGATTTGTTCCAATCAGCAGAAGATATCGATATCAGCCTAGTTCTTCAGGGTAAACCAATTGGTGGAACTACTGTTGTTGGTGGTCAGACAATCCAAAATTATCAGCTAGCAAATTATCTAATCGATAACCTAGTTGAAACAAGAAAAGATTGTATTGTTCTGATTTCACCAGACAAGAATATGGTTCTTAATAACCTTGGTAACGAAGCATCAAGCCTAAAGAACTGGAGAAACGCTCTTCATAGTTCTTCATACGCTGTGATGGATTCAGGTTATAAGTATCAGTATGATAAGTATAACGATCTATATCGTTGGGTTCCGCTCAATGGTGATATCGCTGGTACATGCGTACGCACTGATAACACAAACGACGCTTGGTGGTCGCCAGCTGGTTACAACCGTGGTCAGATCAAGAACGTAATCAAACTTGCTTGGAACCCACGCAAGGCTGAACGTGATGTAATTTATTCAAACGGTATTAACCCAGTTGTTACTTCACCTGGACAGGGAACTGTTCTATTCGGTGATAAGACTCTACAGGCTAAACCATCTGCATTCGATCGTATTAACGTTCGCAGATTGTTTATCGTTCTTGAAAAGGCTATCTCTGTATCTGCTAAGTACTCACTATTCGAGTTCAACGATGCATTCACTAGAGCACAGTTCAAGAACCTTGTAACACCATACCTAAGAACTGTTCAGGGTCGTCGTGGTATCACTGACTTCCTAGTTGTATGTGATGACACCAACAATACTCCACAGGTTATCGATAGTAACCAGTTTGTTGGCGACATCTATATTAAACCTGCGAGAAGCATCAACTTCATCCAGCTTAACTTCGTTGCTGTTCCTTCTGGAGTACAGTTCTCTGAAGTTGTTGGCAAGTTTTAATAAATAGATAAAACTCAAAGGAGTAACTAGATGCCATTTAATATCGCAGCTTTCAAATCAAATGGTCTGGTATATGGTGGTGCCAGACCATCCCTCTTCAATGTTTTCCTATCAGTTCCTGTTGGGATTGGCATTGATTTGGTTTCAGTAGACAAGTTCCGCTTCGTTTGTCGTGCAGCGGAACTACCAGAATCAACAGTAAGCTCAATCGACGTTCCATATTTTGGTCGTAAGGTTAAGGTTGCTGGCGAAAGAACTTTCTCTGATTGGTCAGTAACTGTAATGAACGACGAAGATTTCGCTGTTCGTTCTATGTTCGAAGCATGGTCAAACGCTATCAATCGTATGGTTGCTAACGTTCGTGATCCAGCTGTCGCTCAGGAGCAGTATAAAGCCGATCTAGAAATTATTCAGTATAGTGTCGATGGTTCTGACATTCGTTCTTATCTTCTAGTTGGCGCTTTCCCAACTGCTATTAGCGGTATTGGTGTTGACTGGAATTCTGCAAACGCAATTGAAGAATTTACTGTCGCATTTGCTTACGATTATTGGGTTCCAGTAATTGAGGCTTCCGATAAGAAGGCTGGTGGCGTAAACCTATATGGTCCGCAGTCAGTCATCGACGGTCCAAACGGTCCATCGTAATATTATAAGTATAAGATGAAGAGGGGAGTAACTCTCCCCTCGTTTTTTGGAGAAATAAATGGCAGAATTTTTCGGTTTCGAATTCCGTAAAAAAGTTAAAGAAGAAGAACTCCCATCCTTTACCCCACCAAGTAATACGGATGATGGAGCAGTAGTCGTATCTGCAGGCGGTGCATTCGGAACGTATGTTGACCTTGATGGTACAGTAAGATCAGAAGCAGAACTTGTTACAAAATATCGTGAAATGTCTCTGCAGCCAGAATGTGACGCTGCTATTGACGAAATTGTTAATGAATCTATTGCGATTGACGAAGAGCATGTTGTAACTATTAATCTAGACGATCTTAAAATTGCAGACAATATTAAGAAAATGATTACTGATGAGTTTAATTATTGTCTTAATTTGTTAGAGTTCAACAAATATGCTTATGAAATTTATCGTCGTTGGTATATCGACGGTCGTTTATATTATCATGTCGTTATCAACGATAAAACGCCAAATGAAGGTATCAAAGAACTTCGTTACGTTGATCCACGTAAGATCCGTAAAGTCCGTGAAGTTCAAAAGAAACGTATTCAAGCCAATAATCCTGGCGATGCAGTTGTAACTAAGACAGTCAACGAATATTTTATTTTCAATGACAAGGGTTTCAACTTTGGTAATAAGGCAGTTGGTCCATCAACCACTGGTTTGAAGGTCGCAAAGGATTCAGTTCTACATATTGTGTCAGGTCTTACTGACAATCAGGGAACGATGGTTCTCTCATATCTACATAAAGCAATCAAGCCACTTAACCAGTTAAGAACATTGGAAGACGCTCTAGTCATCTATCGTCTTGCTCGTGCACCAGAACGTCGTATTTGGTATATTGACGTTGGTAATCTTCCTAAGATGAAGGCAGAGCAGTATGTTCGTGACATTATGGTTAAGC